TTGTATCCCCCTCTTTTGGGGACCCGGAACTCATTCACACGAAGCAAGATCGGGGCAGGCCCGTACGCGACCCGTTTCAGCTATCCCGTGGCCGTCTAGAACAGCCTTGGGAATCAACGCCTATCCGCTCGAAGACGTGGCTGCCGCATCGTAACGGACCCTTTGGGTATCGCAGGGTCACCGGGCATTCTGTCTTAGGCGGTCCCCAACGCAGAGGGTAAAGGAATCGAACCCTCAGGTATTACCCTGGCCCGGACTTCGAAACCGGTTTGCCGCCACGGCGCTACCCTCCATTGGTGTGCCCCCACAACCGCCACAGTCAGTGAGGGCACTACGGACCTATAGGAGGTCCAGAGCGGGTACGGGGAATCGAACCCCGGCCTGTTGCTTGGAAGGCACTAGTTCTACCATTAAACTATACCCGCATTGCCTTGCGCTGACCTAGTAGGATTCGAACCTACATCTAACTCGTTAACAGCGAGTCGCTTTGCCGTTAAGCTATAGGCCACCGAACACTAACTCACAACATCAGTGTAGCCGATTTCCTTGGCGCGATACAACCGCTTCGCCTTAACGCAAAGAGAACACTTACATTTCGTTTCCTGGTAACAACGCATCGTACCGTGTTGTTGCGGTGACGTGTTCTTGTTGTATCCGCCGCCAGCTTCCCGATTTGCTACCGTCTTTGCCCTGTGGCAATCGTGACAAAGGAGCTGACACTTCTTCAACTCGACTAGGATTGAATCCCATGAACGATCCAGGTCCTTGCCGCTCATCCTGAAACTCGCACTGCCGGGGGCCTTGTGATCAAACTCCAGGTTGTTCCTCGAACCGCAAGTCACACACTTGCCGCCCAGCATCTCCACCAGGATGGATCGACGTTCGGTACGTCGGGCTGCCATGTACGACCGCATGTATTCATTGCTACTCTTCATGCGGTAATCTTAACATAGTCGCTCTGCCACATGCAAGGGTGGAAGCCCGATAGACGTTCTAGACCTATCACGCCCGCGTCCTGTGTGCGCACACTTAGGGGTCGAACTCCGGCACTCGGGCCAACATGCCGGATGGTATAACGAGAGGCGGCTTACCATTAGCCGACAGCTAGTCACCCCGTGGCGTTTGTTTTACCACGTGCTTTCACCAGCTGGATTCGAACCAACATTACCCCTCTAGTGGCAGCGGTGGGATTTGAACCCACGATCTCCGACTTATGAGGACGGCGAGGACGACCGAACTCCTCTACGCTGCTCTAGATGGCACACGGGCAGTGGTGCTTGCGCCCCTAAAGGGTACTGACATGCCCGTGTGCCGTGGCCGCAGTGTTTAAGGTCAGGCGGCCATTCACCTATTGATTCCTTCAGTACAGTCGGGAGAAACTTGGGGGGATCATCCGACAAACGAAGGAATAAGTATGACACCGAGAACCAGTCGATACAGGTCTTTCAAGTAGGACCGCCGCTCTACCAACTGAGCTACAGGCGCAGGGAGAGCGCCCGCCAGGAATCGAACCTGGGCCAGCGGTTTGGATTCCAGAAGTAACCCACATCTTCGCATCGGTGTCAGCTAGCGGTTCCGAGAACCAAATAACCCAGGCTATTTTCATTGCGATTGAAGTATCCCGGGTCTTCGCATCGGAACCAGTCGGGGAGGGGAGAATCGAACTCCCGGCATCCTGTACCCAAAACAGGCACTCTACCACTGAGCTACGCCCCGGTCACCAATATCATGCCGGCTCAGCCGGCGTTTCTTGCCCACGAACCGTAGGTACCGGAACGGATCCCGGTCCCGTCGGCCGTTGTCCTTGAACTTGTGCGCCTTGCACATGGCGCACCCTTTCCACCGCCTGTGTGGGGAGTGGGCCATTGTTATCTCCTAGATGGTGCACACGGTCCCCGGTGCGCTTTTCCGGGTGGCTGGACGTCCACTGTTAGCAACCTACCGTGTGCCCGCGCTCGCGACGGGGATCGAACCCGCGACCTTCGCCCTGACAAGGCGTTGCGCTACCACTGCGCCACGCAAGCATGATCGGCGGGGCAGCGCGCCTCTCAGAGACAGCCGCCGTGAAGCGGGTTACCATCCCCGCCGGTACCAACGGATACCGTGCCGACTTCGCACACCCGGACCCCGTCGGCTAGGGATAACTGTCCGGTCAGACATGCGGTCCGTTGGTTGACTGAAGACCGGAAAGAGGTGGCCCGAGAACCAATCGGCACAGGACACGTAGTGCTCTGCCAATTGAGCTACCGGCCCATAGGTGGACCGGATAGGATTCGAACCTACAACCACTCGATTAATAGTCGAAGTAACCCACGCCTTCGCATCGGGTCACCTCTTTCCGGTGATCCCCGCGAGAACCAAGTAAGCCAGGTTGGGCAGTGCATTTTCGCGGATTTGAACCACGATCTTACTTCACTTATGGAGTGAAATAATTTATCCGAAGTAACCCGACTCTTCGCATCGCGGAGAGTAAAGCTTGGCCTCACGAGAACCAATCGAATCAGGTTAGTAGACCCGGGACTCGAACCCGGAACCTCTCCCCTCATTGGGGAGCGCTCTACCGATTGAGCTAGTCCGCTGAGTTGGTAGCGGAAGTAACCCAATCCTTCGCATCGTGAGGTGTTCAAGTTTGGAATTGTCAAAGAAAGTCGCCGCACTCAAGGGCATTCAGTTGACGGGACGCGGAACGTGTTCTGCCACAAAAGGGCCTGTCCGCATCCCCGTTGCGCAACCTGGAATTGAACCAGGGTCCGCCTCATTATCAGTGAGGTGCTCCAACCGACTGAGCTATTGCGCATCGTGTATGTAATTGTAACCGGGCGGTCAAGGGGATTCCATGGATCCCTTTGACGACCCGAGGGAGACTTTTCGGGCACAGCAGCCTAAATCCCAATGCACTTCCAGCCGGACCAACCGGTGATCAACTCCGATCGGGTACCACGTGGGAAGGGACGGTTTCGAACCGCCGGCCTCTCCCTTTTCAGGGGAGCGCTCTACCAACTGAGCTACCGACCCATGTTGTGCGTGAACCCGGCAGGTCTCGAACCTGCGACCCCCAACTTAAGAGGATGGTGCTCTACCAGCTGAGCTACGAGTCCATGTAATTGTGACGCTTCCCGTCTAGGATTCGAACCTAGATCCCCGGAACCAAAATCCAGTCTCTTGCCGATTAGAGCAACGGGAACCGGTGCCCCCGGTAGGATTCGAACCCACGACCCGCCGGGTAAAAGCCGGCTGCTGCTTCCATCTGAGCTACGAAGGCATTCAGTTGTGAAAGACGGGGTGGTCCGATGGTTTTCACCACCTACCCGAGACAGACGTACCCCTAGCGTGGGCAGTCGTACCCGCCTCCTCGGTCTCTCCGCGCTGCCCACCTAGGACTCGAACCTAGATTACCTGAATCAGAGTCAGGATTCCTGCCGTTTGAAAGAGCGGGCATTAAGTTGTATCCGGCGTTCAGGGGCTAGCAACCCTGAACTTTATGCGTGCGCAACGGCAGCCGGATCTACCAACGAGCCCCCAGTAGGATTCGAACCCACGACCCTCCGCTTACAAGGCGGACGCTCTGGCCAGACTGAGCTATAAGGGCATTATTCAGTTAAAAGGACGACCGACGGGAGTTGAACCCGCATCGCTGTAGCCATACCAGTGCACTACCTATTATGCTACGGCCGTCACCCCGAGGGGCAAGTCATTTTGTTGAAGTTGTGTCGTGCGTGGACCTGACAGGACTTGAACCCGCCACCCCCTGTGTGCAAAACAGGTGCTCTACCCGATGAGCTACAGGCCCAGAGATACGGTACAGGCGCAGGAGTTTCAACGCGGAAAGGTAGCACGAGAAAACCGCTCCACACCTTCGCTCCGCCCCGGGACTAACCTCGATGTGTGCTTCCCCTTCCGGTTTGGTGACGTTCACGCCCGTATCGCATTAAGTTGTGGGTGAGGCCAACACGGTGGGTGTCGCGCATGACAACACCGCGCTGACCTCTCGTAGGGATTGAGGGAGTCGAACCCCCGACCCGCTCTTTGTAAGAGAGCCGCTCGTCCCGCTGAGCTAAATCCCTATATGAAATCCCTATAAGGCTTCACTGAGAACCGGAGAGCACCAGGTGTCATTTCGCCAATTGAAGTAACCCAGCGCGTTCGCATCAGTGAAGTTGTCGTTCGTGTCCGCCTTGCTGGTGTCTGTCCGGGGGAGTGCGTCCCGTCCTGACACGAAGAACATTACCCGGCCGATCCTGGGGTGTCAACCCTTCTTCGGATTTTTCTTCCCACCAGCCTGTTCCTGCTGGTCACGGAAGGTTTTCCACGCCCGATCCAGGTGCGCCGTCGGATCCGGCAACAACCACTCCGCCACCACGTCCACCACCCGGGACACCCACCCCAACCTCTTCAGCTCCGCCACCATCATCACCCTCCCTGTCCAGCCGATTGACGGCCGCCCACACAGCCCGCACGTCCTCATCATCGCGGAAATCCCGCAACGCCTCGCCCACCTCCGCGCCGGACAGATCCCGCTTGGCCAGCACCCGGCACACCGCGATGAGACAGTCCACCAGCCCCACCGTCATACCCTCCGGCGTGCGACAGTCCGTCGACGTCTCAGACACCGCGCAACCGCCCCAAACCCGCGCGCTGGGCGAACACCTCATGCCGGGCCGCCTCACACCGCATCCACACCGCCCGATCCCAATACGCATCCGTCAACGCGTTGTGCGCCGAGTGCTGCGCCGGCAACTTCGGGTGCCCGCACTCCTCCCACCGCTGCCGCAACTCGTGCGTGAACATCGGGATCCCCGTCGGAAGCCCCGACATCGGCCCGAACAGCTGGGCCAACGCCACATGGTCGTACGCGGCGAACCACGCCCACAACTCCACCGGCTCCCCCGGCGACAACAGGAACGTCGCCACGTCCGCCGCGATCTGTGTTCGGGGCTTCACGTTCCCGAAGTCCTTGTGCGACCGGTCCCACTGCCACCACCGCTCACCGCCCCGGCTCTCCTTGTGCCCGGGAAGGTGCACCATCACGTTGTCCGGCAACCACGGATGCGCCATCGCATCCAACATCACCTCAACATCGTTCACCACGGCGTAATACGTGTGGCCCTCTTCATCCACCAGACCGATCGAGATCAACCGAATCGTGCGGCCGTCGTCGATGAACTCCGTGTCATAAAAAACGCGCCGTGCACTCACTTTTGCCCCTTCTGTAGCAAATCAGCAATGCTCGCGACAAGCGGACCGTTCTGGGACAAGCCATCCCCGCACCGCCACACCGCGAAATCCGGCTCCCGCACCTCCGGGTGCCGCGTCAACCACGTGATCAACTCATGCCGCACGGTGAACCCGGCGACCGGCATAGCGCCTGTACGCATCACCACATAAACACACGTGCTCCGCGCCATCACTCCATCCTCTCATTCCACATGTGATTACACTGGACACACTCCCGATACACACCCGGGTCACGGGCGTCAACCCGAGTCAGATAGTGCACCCCGAAAAGGCCGCACGAAGGACACCGCCCCGCCAATTCAAACAACGGGGCAATGTCCCACTTCGTCACACCATGGACCCCGAAACCCGCACGACCGAACGGGTCTTCGTCCACCATCACAAATCTTCCAGATCAAATTCCTTCAACAGCGCCCAGTCCTGTTCCTTCGGCTTGATCACGTGCCCACGCGCCGGGTTCCACGGTGCCGGCTTGAACTCGTCGATCGGCAACACCACCGCTGCGCCCGCACGGCCGGAACGATCTACTTCCGGTGCCGGCACCGGAGTTTCATCGATACCGAACGCGGACGGATCCAAACCACGCGACCGCAAGAACGCAGCCGTCACCGAGCTACGCTCCATCAGACCCTGCTGAACATCCACGTCCACAGTGCCGGGAACGATCAGGTGAATAAACACGACCGGCCGTGTCTGGCCGGGCCGGTCCTGCCGCTTCAACGCCTGGTCGTAATCCCCCAGCGAATGACCCTTCGAATACCAAACCCCGTACCGCGCCCGGGTGAGATCCACACCCGTGCCGCCCGACTGAATCTGAACCCCCACGACATCCGCAGACTCCGACATCTCCCCACGCGAAGACAAACCGTCGGCCCGGCGACCCGAAATCTCCGCGTACCGAAGCCCCGCATCCTCAACCACCTTTTTAATGGCGTCCAGGTCGCTTTTGAACTGGCAATACACGATCACCGGTTCCGGGCCGCCGGCACGGTCGGGAACACAGCCGACATCGGACAGGATCTCCGCCAACGCGTCGGCCTTCGCCGTCGACACGCGATAGGACTGCCGAATCGTCTTACCGCGCTCATCCTCTTCTCCGTCATCGGGTAGCGTGCCGCCGGTCAACTGCATCAACCGCATGATCCGGGCGATCACGTTACGCGGCATCAACACCGCGTCATCTTCGTCGATTTCTTTTCCCTTGGCGAATTCGCGCAAATCGGCGAACATGCGATCGTCCAGGTCCCGGTATGCTTTCCACGCGGCCGGCTCCAACTCGACCTCACGCGTGACATGTTCCACGCCCGGCAATTTTAGGTCGATCGTCGGCCGGTACATGATGGAATGCACCTTGTCAGAGAACTCCTCGGCAAACGCAGGTTTGATCACCGACGGGAATTCTGTGGTCTTCATGTAGAAGTCGCCCGCCTTGGAGCGGGTCTTGATTTGCGCCTCCTGCATTTCGATGTACTTCGCCTTGAACGGCGTCCACACGTGCCCGAAAATGTTCGGGTCCAACGCCCGGTATACACCGAAAATGTCCCAAGGGTGTTGCGGCATGGGGGTTCCGGACAGGCCGATACGACGCTTCGAGAAATCCACCCACTTGCCGGCGACTTTCGAGCCCTTCCCGGTCGGCGACTTCAGGCGGTGAATCTCGTCATAAATGACCATGTCGAGTTTCTGAAGCGGAACCCATGACGCGATCGGCTCCCGCGACAACATCTCGTAGTTGAACACCGCCACATGCACCGGTGCGCCACACGTGCAGTCGAACAGGCACTCTTCGGCCTGGTGAAGCCGCTCCGCCACCTGAAGATCCTGAGGCAGCGCGCCCTTCCGTTTCGCTGGCCGCTTCCCATCCACGATGTGCCACGGCCGCGCCGACCACTTCGCGACCTCACGCGGCCACACACCCCGAACCTTGTTCGGGCACACGATCAGCACCTGGGCCGCGTCCACCGCGTTCACGGTGGCGACGGTGGACGCGGTTTTTCCGCCACCCATCGGGACCGCGATCATGGAAGCGGACACGGCGGAGGAGTACGCCAGCGCGCGGCGCTGGTGCTCCCACAGCGGCGACAGGACCAGGTGGCCGATGTCGGAGTCCGGGGCCGGGTTGTCCGGGTTGAGCACGTCGCGATGCGCACTGGCCGCCTGGTCAGCCAGCGCCAGCACATACGGCGTTACCTCCGGATCGTGCCCGGACAGCAGGGCCAGCACCCCGGCCGCGCCGACTGGTGTCGGAGAGAGGTGCCACTCCTTGTGACGATTGTCGAACTCCGCGTGCAGACCCAGTTTCAGGTTCTCGTTCACGCCGAACGGGGCGTGCCGGATAGCGATGCGCCCGTCACCCCGGATCAGCACCTCCGGCCGCTGACCGGAGGTGACCGTCACGGGCGGCCGGGCCTCCACGCGCGGGCCGGGAAGCGCCACGCCCTGGGCGGCCAGCCGCGCCCGGTGCCGGTGCAGCACGCGCCACGCCAGGGCGGCCTGAAACCGGTTCAGTTCGCGGCCGACACGAACGACGGCAGCCAGCTCCGCCAGGGTGCCCAACTCACTGTCCGGGATCAGCTTCTGGTCCACGGCCGCCAGTAGCGCGGTTTCCGTGGCGCGTACGGGGTTGTCCGTTGTTTCGGTCATCCTTTTTCTCCATGCTCAAAACGGGCGGAACGAGCCTTGATGTAAGCCTGTTTGATATGCCCGCAAAGTTCATTCCGATAGACCCGCCCGGTTTCGAGCCAATCACTAGATGTAAATGAGCTTTCAATAAACCATCCCAAATCCCCCCAACCAAAATGCTGCACCTTCCCCGTTTGGTCGATGAGAGTATGGGCAGGCAAATCACTGTCGTTCAATATGCGCGGAATTGGACCAAGAATAAGAATACTCCGCTGTAGATTAATAGCAGCCCTAAACAAGAACCCTTTATCCAAAAGGGCTTCCGAACCCTTCACCTCCACGAAAGTTCCATGAAGGTGCAAGTCGACAGATTGCCCCCCGGTTTTAAAATCGGGCAAATAGCCAATTCCGTCAATTTCATAACCTTCAGTTTCATACTCCCATTTGATACCTGCTGCGTCAAAGAACACAGCCCACCGTGCTTCCAGGCGCGACCGGAAGCGGCACCCGGCATAGCGGGTTTCAATCGCCTTGATCGTCACAGGTGCCCCCTGTTCTTCAGCATGGTTTGCCACTTCTCGTAGTTCTCCAGTTCCGCCACCTTGTCCCGCGCCCATTCTTCGCGCTTGTCGGGATGCGGGTGGCAGGGCTGTACCGGGTCAGGTGGAGCGTCGGACAGTTCGCACGAGCCGGGACAGCACTGGTGAAAGTCCACGGTCGGCCTGCCTTTCACCAACCCGGCAAGGCTGTCAGGGTCCTTGCGGCACCACCGCCAGTAGTGGCATTGGTAGCTTCCACTTGCGTGCCCGCACCGGCCACAGAAGTACACCCGGCGCGGGTCGTCCATATCCTGTTCGAACCGGCACTGTTGCGCCACGGTCAACTCTTCGTTCCGTTCGTACGGTTCACGCCAGTTGACGCCGGTTACATCCGTTTTGATGCGCTCCATGTCCGCTTTCACCTCCCCCGTTTGCGGGTTACCGGTTTTGCCAATCGATGCCGTGCGATTCGAGGAATTCTTTCGCCCGCTGGTGTGGGCACCGAAAATTCGGGTCACCGGTGTCGTCATACCAGCCGTGTTCCTGGCAGTGATTGTTGTGGTCGTAGCGGCATGACTCTTCGTCGACAAAGTCGGCGATGAAATCAAACGCCAACGCCAACTCCGGTGAGTGCGACCCGTTCAGCGCGTCTACGATGCGTGGTCCTTCGTCCGGGTCGAACATGACGCCCCGGAATTGTTCGCGTTCCGGTGAGCCGTCGGGGGAGTAGTACAGGTTTCGGGACTGGTGGCGGCCAGTGCGCCAGCGTCCCAGGGAAAAATCAGGCATCAGTTCGTGGTCCACTTCACGTGAATGCCGCCGAAGCGGTCGCTCATGGCCTTGTCCATGACATAGCGGGGCTCCCCGGGCCTTGTCTTGTTGGCCGCCGCGTCCACGGTGGACGCCCTGACCTTCTCGTTCTTCCCATCCTTGGGGCCACCGTGGTAGTAGACGTCGAACATGATTTCCTTGGCCATTGCTCTCTCCTTGATAGACGAAAAACCCTGGTTAGGGTATTCTAACCAGGGTTTCACGGGTTGTCAAGACTTTAGCGTGGTGGCCAGCGCATCATGCTCAACACCACCAACGCCACCTGGCACGCCAACAGCACACCAATCCCGACCCACGCCGCCGGACTCTGCCTCATCGGCCCCGTCGCGATCAACATCTGAACAACGCACAGGAGAACAATTCCCCCCAGGAACTTCACCGCCCGGATCACCTCATCCATGATGGACAATGCCCGGACCAGCCTCGCGCGCATCCCCGACCCTCTTTCTGTTACTAACTGTCGACTACCGCCCGAACGCGATCACACAACAGCGAACCCTCCCAATTGGGAACGAACATCCCGATCTTGTCGAAATCACCGGCCAGCGCCGACAGGGTAGCTGAGCACATCAGCGTCACCATCTGCGCCGGAACCTCAATGAAATCCGCCGGATTCCCGGCCACGGACTTCACCATCTCGTTGAAATCGTCCACCAGCAGAGCGGCCACCTTACGTCGCTTCTCCGACTCGTGAAGCCGCTTATACAGGCCGTCATCGTTCACGCCCGCTTCCCCCTCCGGTGCGCCCCGCCCTGCGGCATCGGCTTCCCCGTCGCCGCCACATGCCGCCGGTTCGCCTCCAACCGGGTAGCCCGGTCCGCCGCCACCTTCGCCCTGGCCTTGTCCTCCAGTGTCGGCCGGACCAGCTTCGCCGCCGCCCGGCCGTCTACCACCTTCCGCGCCGGAGCCATCAGCGGTCCGCCTTCCACACCCACCGCGTCCCGCCGCCCGTCGGCTTCATATACGCGCCCGGAGCGTTCGGCGGCCGATACGCGTTCCACGACTCACGAACATCCGTCCGCAACCCATCTTCCGGGCCGCCAACCAACGTCACCGTGATCACTTTCGACTCTTTGGGCATCACACACCGTCCTTACTGTGATCGCCGTTGCCACACTTGCGGTGCGTGAACACCAACCGTTCCCCGGGCTGGTCGCCCACGAAGTCCGCGCCCCACGACTGCCGGTGCAGGTTGAACTGGTCACCGGAGAACACCGTCCGACTGCACCCAGGGCACAGACCCAACGCCATCCGCTCCCACGGCCGCGCCGTCTGCTCCTGTGCCGGTCGCTCCCGGCCGTTCTCCAACTCCGCCAACAGGTCCCGCTCCAGCTCCGCAAACGCGGGAGCGGCCGTCTGAAGCCGCCGGATCAGGTCGCGGATGCGGGTCAACTCGTCCGCCAACTGTGCCGCGTCCCGCTCCGCCGTCCGCCGCCGCCGCCGCTCCTCCTCCAGCTGCGCGCACAGCGCGGCCCACCCGTCCGCCAGCGACAGATACGACTGGCCCACCCGGGCCGCCGCCGCCGTCAGCGTGTCCACCGCGACCTGTGCCGCACTCTGATGCGTGCCCGGCCGCGTCACTTCCGCCGGCCGCTCCTGTTCGGCTCCCACGTCCACACCCCCTTCTTGACCACGTACGCGCCGTCCTGCTCGTTGCCGGCCACGTTGTACTCCGTCGCGTCGGCCGACACCATGACCTCTGCGCCGTCGTGGGGGCCACCGACCAACCTGACCTTGTGCTTCGCCATCACCCATTCCCGCCTTTCTTATTGTCCGGAACCCAGCACCAACGGTCACCCGCCGGCCACTGGTGAAGATCTTTCACATACGCGCCGCCATGCGCCCGGTTCGATCGGTAGGTCAAGACATCGACAGGCACGGAGACCTCTTGGCCATCCAAAGGGCCTCCGCGCAACTCGACCCGCCGCCTCCTCACGCAGGCAGCCCCGTGTCCCAGTAGAACCGGTCCGGGTTCTCACCCTCAACCGGGGCGTACCGGCCGCCCTCGGTGAACATCTCGTTCACGCCTGGGCCGACAACCAACACCGCGCCATCCGCCGGGCCCAACATCAACTCCACATGCCGCCGGCTGTCCTCTACCGGCACACCGAACCACGGAAACCCCATCTACTCCTCCCCTTCCGGCGGGACGCCCTTCTCCGCCTCCCGAAGAATCCATTCCACGTCACCGCGTGTAATGCGTGGTCGCCCGTTCGTCTCCACATCCAACCGGTTCGCCTTGCGCCACACGTGGTCGATCAGGGCTTCGGTGACGGGCGGTTGCCAGCCTTCCCAGATCACCGCCCATGTGGCGCGTTCCGCGTCGCCACGAAGCGCTGGGGATGGCGCGCCGATGTAGCTGGACGTCATCCGCTTGAGCATCGCGGCGGCCAACGCTTCCCGTTGCGCCTCATGGTCTTCCGCGTTCACTCCGGCACCTCTACCGCCTCCTGAAACCGGACAACTTCCGGCCACGTCAGATACGTCTTGGTGTGGTCGCCAGCACGCCGCCACAGACTCGTGCCATCAGACAGGTGCCCAAACCGGATGAACGTGGTGTCCCCCTGCGGGCGCTTGACACGCTGAACCCGTTCAACCGGCTCCGGCGCACCCGGCATGAAATGCTCAGTGGCCGGTTCCGTGGCGGCTGTGCCCATGCTGGTCTTGCGGGACGCCTTCACCGCGTCCGTCAGCGTCTTGACCCCATCGGTCGTCATCACCTGGCCGGCGACGAATGTGCCGTTGACCTCATCGCGCACGCGCGACAACAACCGCGAATCCTTGATCAGGTTGCCGATGATGGCGCGCACATCGTCCACCTTGTCGGTGGCGCGTTCGTCCAGGCCCAGACCGGTCCGGATGAATTCCATCAGGTCCGACCAGTGGCCTTGAGTGCGGTCCAACTCTCCGTTCAGGCGTTCACACTGCTCGTTCAGCTGGTTGTATTCGGTGTCGGTGCCCCTGCACAGTTCCTTCCACGCCCCGATCTCTTCCTGGCAGTGCCGAACCTTGTCTTCCGCCGCGTTCACCTCACCCATAAGGGTGTGGATGTTCGCGGACAACGTCCCCAAGGCGGCCCGCATGTCCCGATAGCTGGGAAACTCGCCGTGCGACAATGCCGGATCCGTGGCCTTGGTCGCGACCTCCAACGCGTTATGCAAAGTCGCCGTCATCGTGTGCATTTTCTTCTTCCACCTTCCCGTGTCCTGAGTGATGCGCCCAGCCAGCCGCCCTCTCGCTGGCTGGCCGGGCGTTGTCGTGGATTACTGGGCCAAGGCCTTCCGCGCGCCGAACCGAGTCTGGTTCAGGTCCGCGCGCCGGCCGCCGGCCTGGCCCGCGCCGTAACCCGTCATGTTGTAAGTACGCGACTTCCGCTGCCCCGTCTTCGGGAAATACTCCTTGAACTTGTTCTCCACCAACTCCATGCGGGAAGCCAGTACGAGCGCGGTTCCCGGGGCTCCGTCGCCGGCCGCCGTGTGTTCGGCCTGGTTCTGTCGGGTCGCGTGCTCCGCGATTTCGGTCAGTCGTTCCGAGATCGTGGCGGAGAAACCCGCCATGTAGGAGGCGCGTAGATGCCGGGTTCGCGCTGCGACTTCCGTGCCTGTGTAGTACCCGCCGTAGCTGTCGGCGGACAGCTTGGCCGCGCCGGTTTCCGACTGCACCAAGAGAAGCGTGTACAGGAATTCCACGCGCTCCAGGTCGGAGGAGTGTCCGACGACATCAGTGGCAAGAACGGACTTCCCCTTGGGGTACATGAGCGTCTTGCATCCCAGGGCGACGGCGATACCGCGCAACAGGTTGTGCTTCTCGTAGCTGTATGGATTCTGGAAGCTGACCCGAATCTTGGTGATGGTGTCGGCCGTCTTCTGGCCGGTAGCTTCCAGCATGGCCTGTTGGATGCCGTGCGCGGCCATCAGCTTCATGGCGTGCGCGCGGAAGGCGTCGGCCTCTTCCTCGCTGTCCGTGCGGTTGGCCTTCTCCATGAGGCCCCGAATACGGTTCAAGGTCTTCGGGTTGACGTTCTCCGGGTCGGTCACGGGAAACTCACTCCTCGGTTGGCGGTGCGCTGACAGAAAGAACTCTAGCCGACTCCGGGAGGGATGTCAACTCCTTGGGTAGGAAAGAGGACAACCACCCTCCCCAAATTCATCCCGGGCACACATCCCCGATGTGAATCGATCGCACCCGACCCGGCGCGACCAACACGATCCGGCCGGAACGACCCGCCACACACGACACCGCGCCCGACACGCTCACCGCCGTCACGCGATACACCACAGAAGGCACGCAACCGGACACCGCCACGCCGGCCGCAACCAGCGCCACAGCCACAAACATCTTACGCATTACCCTAATTCCTTTCAGTGCGAAGAATAGAAACCATGATCGGGTGAGCAACCCACCCACACACTCGGCCGCTCATCCGGCGTCGCCCACGCCACAAACTCCCGAACAAAATCCGGAGTCGCCAGGCTCGTCTGATCCACCCGAATCGTCAACCTCGCGTCACCCAACAACGGCCGCAACGCGTCACGACCCGACAAATACACGCCCAGCGGAGCCCACGACGCATTCGTTTGACGCCACTCGTATTCCGCGCGAATCTCCGACGGAGACGCCAGAACCGCCAACCTACGCGGACGATCATCCACGGACCGCCACGGCTCACGATAGTTCGCCGTCACCTCCGGAATCCCATCACCCCGAAGCGACGCGACCACGTCACAGGAAATCCTGTGCCGATCATTCACGTATCGACGGTAAGCCACCCGCCACTCGACCCGCATTCAGATCACCCTCTCAATCACCAACGGTTTCCGATCCCCGGTCACCACCTGACGGGGCACAGAGCCGAGGGCGGTTCTCACCGCCTGCCGGGCCGCCGACTTCGCCACCGGCTCCGGCGTGTCCCCGAACTCCAAACCCACCGGCACCAACACCACCACCGTCACGCGGCGCTCCACCATGCGTGTCACTCCTGCTCCCCCGACTCGAACACTCGCGACACGGGACTGACCAGCAAAACATCCCGGGCGCAATTGATTTCCGATACACGAGACCACTTGACCAGGGCCGTCATCGCATTCCGCAACCGCGCCATGATGTACCCGCGAGCACGGCCCGGGACGCTTGCGGAAACCAGCGCCTGACGAATAGCGGTCTCCGTCAGAAAAGCCGCGTCCGCGAAGTCCACCGCGTCCACCTCCGCGAACACCACCACCGCCACCCGATGACAAGTCATCTCGTGCGTCATGACATTCTCCTCAAACATTTCGGACACGTCACCAAACCGCCGCATTCGTCATACCACGACCGGCGACTACCTTTCGGCTGGCACACTGTCACCCGGTTGAAACCAGGATCCGACTCCAGCATGACCGGGGCCGCGTGCACCATCGAACCCTGATCGGAACGAACCCTCCGATACTCACTCATTGCCGTAACACTCCCTCGGGCCAATGTTCTTGAACTCGCAGGCAACATATCGGACGCCTTTATGCAAATGCTCTGCCTTGACTTTTCCGACCGTCACCCACACCGGAACCCCCCGGAACCTGTGCACCCACACTTGCGCGCCCGCCGTCAGAACATCGTCGGCACCCATCACCAGCCACCGGCCCGACATCCGAATGAACACCGGCTTGACGGGGAGGTGATGCCCCCACTGCCCTGACGGGATTCGGGGCAACAAGCCACTCACGATGACCCCCACCGGCCTTGACGCCGCTGTTCCGGAGTCTCCAGGTTCTCGTACTCACACAACAGCCACCGGTCACCTGGACGCCGAATGTACTCAGCGAGCGCCCGGCCGCATCGCACCGGAACCGCCACGTTGTTCGACCCGCTTCCCCACCGGATCACTGTCACATCCGCGCCTGGATGAACCAACCGTTCCGGCCCGAACACCCGCCACACCCCGTACCACCGAAAAAACATCGGACGGCCAGCCAACCGGCGGGGCCAGCTGCCTTCCGGAACACTCGGAAGGCCAGCCGGCACCGTGCCGCTCACCGACGGCCGCGCTTCGGGCGACGCTGACCGCACTTGGACGCGGCCAGCAGACGGCCGGGGGCGGCGGAGGTGTTGCGCCGGGCCGCGCGGTACCGCTCGAACGCTTCCGTGCCGGCCGTGGCCTGCTCCGCGAGCGTGGCGACCGCGCCGGCCGCCTCCATGACGTGCGCCGTGACCCATGCCTTTGGGCGGATGGCCGCGCCGTAGGTCAGGCCGGTGATCGGCTCCGGGGTGGCGTCGTCCAACAGCGTCACCAGCGGGTCACTCGCCGCGTCCGCCTCCGCGCGGGCCTCGCTCCGCGCCTTCGCGGCGGCCAGGCCCTTCGTCAGCGCGCCGGAGTCGCGCATGGCCTCGACCTTCGCGGACTCGGCGCGCATACGGTCTTCCTGCTCCCGCTCAGCGTCAACCAGAGCCTCGACCTTGCGGCGCACTGCGTGCAACGACTGGTACGCACCGCCACGCTTGCCGTACTCAACGGCGGCCCTCTCCTGCATCATCGCGACCATGTTCAGCGCCTCTTCGGCGCGGGCGACATCGAACGTGGCAGTGGTCGCGGTCAACTGGATCTCACCGGAGAACGTGATGAAAAAGGTGCTCATGACCTTCAGGGCGTCCACGTTCGAGGCAGTCAGCTTCGTGATCTTGACGGACATTTCAGGCTCCTTGGGAAGTCTTACCGGATGTAGTTGGTCTGTGCTGATAAAAAGAACTCTAGTCGAGGCTCCCGGGGATGTCAACCCTTTTGCTGCCATCCCCGGGAAGATTTTTAAGCCTCATGCGCCCAGGGGCACGCCTCCGACCGGGTGATGTGAATCCCCGGGTGCTCGGACCGAACAAACGCCTCCGCCTGCGTGATAGCGGCCGACGTGTCGTCTTCCATCGGCACAGCCACCATCATCGTGTGATGCTCCCCCGTGGCGTCCGTGCACCGGAAACCGTTCACCGGGCACGGACCCGTCACCTTGTTGCGCGGGTCGTGCTCCGGGTTGCGCGGCAACTTCGCCGTCACCACAACGAACATGACTACCTCTCTCCACTGTGGACTGATGATCCGTGGCGCGGAGCGGGACCGGAGTCCTGCCCCCCGCCATGGGTGATCAGGCCGGGAACGCGGACGCGGCCAGCACGCACACCGCCACCTTCGACGGCACCACGGCTACCGGGAACCCGTCCAAGCGAACCGACCACTTGCCGTCACCGTTCATCCAGAACCGGCCGGCGATCCGGCCGTCCACCATCACGGTGCCGGTGGTCGGAGCGACCCGGCTGGACAGCCGGATTCGGCCCATGGCCGCCTGCGTGGCCAGCGCCTCCGCGTGGTCAGCGTCGATCACGGCGCGGAGCAGGTCCGCCCGGAACTGCTCCGCGCTCTGGCCCGGGGCGATACGCATCGGGGCCATGACGGCGCACGCGCGGGCGGCCCGGACGTTGTTCGCGGCGGTCTGGGCGGTGGTGACGGTCGCGATGTTCATCGTGTCCTCCGTGGCGTTTCGCGCTGACCTGATGACTAGAACACTAATCGGTGAAGCGTGGGATGTCAAACCTTTGGTAGTGGTCCGATCGAGTGAACCGGACCACCACCGGGACAATCACAGCTTGGCGCGCACACCCAAAACACCAGACGTCATGAACCGGCCGTTTCCTTGGATGTAATAGCCCACCGAACCCACGTGACGGCCATGCTGACCACCGCCGGGGAGAACCACACTCCACGACCGGCCACGCCCCTCGTGCTCCCGGGAGCACGAATTCAGGATGAACCAGCCACCCCGCGCGGCCACGTCCCGCATGAGCGCCGCGATGCTGTCCGGCACCGGGTCCCCGGCCCACCAGTCCCGCATGATGTAGTTGCCGACCTGGACGCGGGGGTACTTGATTTCAAGCCGTCCGGGAATCTGGCTGGCCATCGTGTGCTCCCTGGGTTCGTTCCGTGCTGACATGTAAAACACTAATCGGCCCAGCCCGGGATGTCAACTCCTTGGGCTGGGCCGATCGGGTGATGTTGTCAGAAGTAACAGAAAAGGATGATCACGAACGCGATGAACAGCACATACGCCGCCATCGCCACAAGCGCGGCCACAACATCCGACATCACGCCACACCCCAGTTGTTGTACGAACCACCATCCATACCCACCGGCATGAGGCCGCCGGCCGCCAAGGACTTCACGTCCCAGTCATCCGCCGCGTAGTCCCAGCCTTCCGCGTGCCGCACCTCGGTACGCACGTGCTCGTGGCCGGACTCGCACTTCCAGCCCCGCGCCGTCTCCCACGCCACCGCGCCCGTGACGTCGTAGCACTCCCGCACCACCGGCCCGTCTTCCGTGTCCACCTGCACGTTCCAGTCGCACGGGAACGCGGCGCGCTGGTGACAACGCTTCACGCCTTCGACCGTGCGGTGATATTCCGGCAGTTCTGAACGGTGCGCCTTGCGGTTTCCGCATCGGATCTCGTGAGCCATGGGATTCTCCTCGGTTTCGGTGGGGTGTTCGTTTCGTGCTGTCTACGACTCTAATCGGCGAAGCCCGGGATGTCAACTCTTGGCGCTAGGCTGACAGAGTGACATCCCGGACCGGCGATCAGGACAGAACCCACACGGCCGATTCGAACCCGTCGCGGGTGTCGTACCCGCGCACAGCCGCACGCTTCCATACCGACTCCGGCGCGTTGCGCTTCACGCACCGGTAACGCTCCATGGCTGCCTTGTTCACGCACCCGCCATACATCACATGCGCCACCATCCGCGCCTGGTAGTACAGCCGACCCAGCATGGTGTAACCGGTGTGCACAGACATCCGCGCGGACTTCGGGAAGTAATCCAGGTCCGCCAACGCCTCCGCCTCCGTGGCCCGCTCCGGGCCGACAGCGGACACGGTGTCCGGTGTGCCGTCGCGGGTGAACGTGGCGCTGAACGTGATCGTGAGGGACATGCGGTGCTCCTTGGGGTTGTCGTGTGTCTGTCGTGCTGGTCTAGTGGCTTGCCACCCACACCAGCGCGTTGGCGTGCACGCTGATGGTGTCGAACGCGCGCCGGTCGTAGTCCAGGGCCAGGAACGCAACGTTCCCGGAACCCCGGGCCGGACGGACCTTGTGGTCCAGGGACGCGGCCGGCGTCATCAGGTCCGGATCGAGAAGCACCATCCCGGCCCGCAATGCCGACCCGCGCACCTGGACGGCCGGCAACGCGTCCAACGCGTCCAGCGCGGGGTGTCCGTCGGACCAGATACGGGGGGTGGCGGTCATCTCGGGGCTCCCTGGGTTCGTTCCGTGCTGTGTCTATGACCCTAACCAAGGTGACCCGGGATGTCAACTCTTTGACTCCCGGGCCACCCGAACGGACTACGCCACGAACAGAGACTCCCAGTCCAGACCCAGGGACTTCGCCAGATCCCGCCCCTTGGCGGTGAAATTGGCGAACACGTCGCCCCGGTCGCTCTGCGTGGTGAGCAATCCGGCGCGCTTCAGGTCGGTCAGGTTGCCGCGCCGCTCCCGGGTGATCTCGACCAGCGGCGTGCCCGACCAGTCGCCCGCGTCGCCGACCAGCGAGCGGAACAACGCCTCCGACGCGGGGGTGAGGCCGGACGACGGGGCGGCCGGGGCGGGGGTGGTCAGGGCCGCGCGGCGAGCGACCTCGGCCCGGTACAGGGCCAGCCACCAGGCGTGAGCCTGAACCATGCTCAATGCGTGCGCGTTGGCGGCCGGCGACCAGTCCGCCCGAACCGCCTCGATCGCGCCGTTCAGGTAGTCCACTCGACGGCTGATCTTCCCGGTCAGCTCCGCGTCCGTCAGCTCCGCGTCCGTGGCGTCCAGACTCGCCGGACCGCCATCGGTGCCGATGGTGAACGCGGTGTCAATCGACACCGCCAGGTCGAACGCCTCCGCCACGGTCAGGCCCGTGGTGACCACGGACAGGCCGTCCACGGTCAGCGCGTGGTCCCAAGCGTGAAGGGCCGTGGTGAGCAGGCCCCGACGGATCAGGGCGACGCGGGTGCCGGTGGTCGGAAGCGTCTCGTTCCGGGGGCACCCATCGGCGTAGAACTTCAGGGCGCGGCGCATCGGAGCGGTCAGGGTCTGGGCGGTGAGCTTCGGCATCTCGGGCTCCTTGGGTTCGTTCCGTGCTGACAGGAAGAACATTAATCGAGCGGTAGCGGGATGTCAACTCCTTGAGCTAGTCCGTTCGAGTGACATCCCGCCCCGCCGCCCTACTTCGCCGGCCCCTTGCCATCCGGCCGCAACCCCGCCGCCTTCCGCCGCCGAATCTCCTCCTTGCACAAGTAGATGTGATACGCCACCACATGCACCCGGATCAACTGATCCGTCCGCCGAACCTCATGCAACCGTTGCTGATATTCCGCAACACGCTTCACCATGTCCGCATCCGAGTTCCACAACCATCCCGGATTCTCCTGCGCATACTTCCGCGCCATGGCATGGCCTTTCGCGCACTCCGCCTCAAACACCTTCTTGTCAATCATCACACTCCTCCATGCCGATTCGGATACAACTCCGCCCAGAACCGCTCCCGCAATTCCGCCAACACCCGCAAATCGTGTTCCAACCGTGCCCGCGTCCAGTCCGAATCATTCCCCATGTGCTCCGGCCCCGGAACCCACCGATATCGCGACGCACGGAACCGCAACTCCGTCTCCACCATCTCGTTCACGATGGCCACCCGCTGGTCTTCCACGGCCGCCTCACACGCCGGGAGACGTTCCCACCGTTGACGGTGTCCGCTCCACCGCAGGCACAGCCACTCGCCCCGGTCGTTCCGCGCCCACACCGACGACGCCACCGGCCCGGGCACCTCCACCGTGGCCCAGTACTGCCGGTCCGAACGTGGCCAGTCATCCCACAGCACCACGCGGCCGGCCGGGACGCACATTTTCGTGGTCAACAACGACACCATGGCTCACACCTCCCGGCCCTGACCGCGCCTCATCTGCGCCAACGACTCCCGCACCTCCGACAACGCCTTGTCGTCGTCGTAGGCCATCAACACCGCTTCCGTCAGCCGCGACCGGTAGCCGTGCTCATGCTGCTTGTAGTCGTCGCCCAACGTGTCGTAGGACTGGCACACGCCGTAGCCGAGGGACTTCGTGTCCACGTTCGTAGTGGCCACCCGATCACGTGGAAACACCGACGGCGGGATGTTCTCCGCAGGCACCCCCGGCGTACGGTGCAATGCCCACACCGACACGTGCCAGGATTTCCCCCCTACCGGCTTGCGGACCACGTACAGGTACGTGTCCGTGTACGCCTCATACGTGCCCGCCTGGCTTCCCTTGTGGAACTTGAGCATGGACCAGCACCCCTCTCAGAACAGCGACGCGATAGCGGCCGGAACGGCAATGAACGCGTCCCAGACCCACGCCAGCGTGGCCGAAACATCGGTGAACAGGGAAGCGAACAACGCGAACATCGTGTGCCCCTCGGTGTCGGTGAACAACGAACACCCCGGAGTCTAACCGCTAGACTCCGGGGTGTCAACTCATTGACTGGTTTGTTTCCTCGGCTTCTGGCGATACAGTCGATCCCAGCCCGTCCGGAACCGCTCATCGATCCCGTACATGCTCACCGACTCACGCGCCCGAACCCACGGATGCTGGCCCTTGTCCTCGAACGCCCGGACACCACCCACGCCCAGGAACTCCACCGCCATGACATCCCCGTCCAACGTGACCAGGTAGATGTACGCACCCGGCTTCGGGGCATCCTCTGCTCTCACAGCTCGTTCACCTTCTCCAAAAGCCACTCGCCGAACTTCCACACCGACAGGGCGCACGACAAGGTGATAGCCACCCCGAACGCGGACCCGAAATCCATGGTCGGAATCGGCGCGAACCAATCGTGCAACGCGGACACAACCCATGTCAGGGTAACCGCCTCCGCCGCGCTCACCCCGGCGAACAGCAACACCCACAGAATGATCTTCATCTCTCGTCACATCCCCTGAAGCTTCGAGCGGCGAATTTCCGCCGCGCCCAACTGGGCCATCTTCTCGACCTGGTCCGACCAGGTCATGTACTTGCGGCCCTGGGCCTTCGCCTCCCGAAGGTGACCCCGGTTGACCAGTTCCCGAACCTCTTCGACCGTCAGCCCCAGAATCCTGGCCGCCTTGCTGGCCGAAATGCTGGTCGGACCCTTGTCCTTCGCCATCTTCGGTGTCCTCCTTGGTTGGTATTCCTACACCTTAGCCGGTCGATAGGGGGATGTCAACCCTTGGGCAATTTGCTGACATCGGCCCCCGAGTGACGCAGATCACGCAACATATTCTCAATAGCGCGATGATCCGTCGGAGTCGACGCAATAAACACCGGCGACTTACTCTTATCCGGCGGAAAACATCTCCACGTATGCCCGTATCTCTCCACACGCCACCCCTGATCACGCAACCCGTCCACAATCGCCCGAACCGTAGACGCACGCGACCCGCCCTTACGACTCTTCGACATCATGACTCTCCATCCTTATTTACAATCTCCCAAAACCGACGATCCAACGACTCATCCCGCGCCGCATCCACCTCGACACGGAACGCCCTCGCATCCCGCCGCGCCCGAAACCACGACAACCCCACACCCACACACAACACCCCACCAACCACAATCGACACAAACAACGACGGATCCGGCGACGACACCGACACCGCAAACCCAAACGCCCCCCACACCAACACCGCCACCACACCCACCGTGAGCCACACATTCCCCCCACGCGCCGGCACATAATCCGCCAACACCCGATCACGACGATAAAACCGCTCCGTGAACAAAGAACACATGAGGTCCATCACCACAGTGGCAGACACAAACACGGCCGCCATCATCAGCGCGTAAAAGAACGCGACCACCACACTATTCGTGAAACACATCACGACAGTGTTCACGGCGACAAGCGCGCCCAACACGTGAACAGGCTCAATCTTCTTCACTGATCACTCCTCACCAATCGAATCTGATACGACGGACGGCCAATAAGCGGGTGAGCCGTCCTTTCCTCCAACTCCCCCATGTCCACCAACGCCGTGACAATGCCCCGAACCACGCGCGGATCTTCCGCCCACGCACGTTTCGCCAACCGCCGGCACACCACAGCCAACGCCGCCCACCCCTGCGCGTCGGACACCTTCCGCACCATCGCGCGCACCTCACGCACCCGGTCCGCCTCCGTCACCCCCATCCGGCGCGGCGATGGATGAGACCGCGAACTCTGCGACTTCGGCGCACCCGGCCACGGTGGCGGCCACCCCGTCCGCGACCGGCGACGCCGCAACAGGTCCTGCGCCGTGAACTCGTCCAGCATCGGATCCACCACCGGACACGGCTGCACCGTGCCATTGCGCCGACACTTCGACACATCGGCCGCGCACACCTCCACCGTCCAGACGTTCGGCCGCTCCGACCCTGGACGCACCCGCGCCCGAATACGGCCACTCACGACCAACTCAGCCACGTCAACGAGCCCGATATGCAACTCATCGGCCGCCGCGTGCACCGACAGCGCCCGCGTCCACGGTGTCGGGGTCACGACTCCTCACTCTCGTTCGGGTTCGCCACCGTCAACGGCAACCGCCACAACGTCCGGGCAATGCGCACACCCTCACTGTCCCGCGCGCCCGCGATGTCCTTGGCACGCATCAGACGCAACACCTTCGTCACCGTGCGCGCCGTCCGCAAACGCAAGTCCGCGCCCACTTCCACGGCGAACGTGCACAGAGCCTCCGCCCGCACATGCACATGCAAGTTTCCCCACCGTGAACCCGCGCGCCCCAGAATAGGGGCGTCCTCGTTTTCGAGAGATTCATCGTACGTCGCGACAGGAGGATACGCCTTCAGGTATTCCCTGATCAGTTCGAACAGCGGAATAACCAACATGCGGTATTCCGACTTTTCCGTATCCTCGCGAATATCGGCGATACGCCGAACAAAAGCCACCGTGAAGAACGGCACCGGGCCGTCGCTCCCGTCCACCTGACACCAGACGGCCGGCACCTGGAAGGTGGACGCCGCCGCCGTGAGGTCGGCTACGGACATCTTGACCAGGGGGGCGACCTCTTCGGCCGTCAGGTAGTCGGCCACCTCCTCCGGTGTCAAGGTCACCAGTGCTAGCGCCCGCTTGGGCGGCATGGTCGGCCCCGTCTCTACGTTGTTCATACTGTACACCTTACCGTCCTGTCAGTGCGTACTGTCAAGTCCATACCCTCTTTGTACGGTATGGATCGAACAATGGACCCCCCGGGACCCGGTCCATTAGGTCCACGGGGTCCATCGTTTTGCCTGATCAGACCCGGTGTCCCGGAAACGTGGACGGGGGCCGAAAGTTCGTGGACTCCCCTTTGACCTGGGACGGCCCCCCCCTCCCGAAGGGGACCGGAACCCCTCGGAGCGCACCCCGTCCAGCCTGCGGCGATCTCAGGGGGTCGGACGGCCCTCTCCAGATAGACCCGCCGCGCGGAGCGCCGGCACCGGTCGCCGGGGAGGGGTCCGACGCGGTTTCGCGTCCTATAGGAGGCGACTCTGTGCTTTGCTACCCCTGAGCTGGACGAACTGTCAGCACTTCCAGTATGTCGGACATTTCGGACATCCCATGTCCGTTTTGTCTGATATACTGGAGATATTGACAGTATGATCTGAGTTCGGGTCAGCCAAGTACGTCCAGGACCCAAAGTAACCCCAGGTCGGAAACCTATAATCCCAGGTCAGACCCCGGACCCGGTACGAAAGTCAAAAGGGGGTCCACGGGGGTCCACGTTCCGGACCATAAGGCGCTGACCTGCAATAATCTACTGTACGATGGACCCCCCACGGACCCCCCATTGGACGCGGACACATAGCCCGATACCCCCCACCCCTATGCACAGACGCCCGTCTCCACTACCACAAACCGTTACCCGCAGACTATTGACACAGACTACGGTTCGTGTTAATTAATAGGAGCTTTATGCATTCAGATAATCTGACCTGCGGAAACACAACACGCTAGCCGCCTCTGCGTCACGCTCCGTGCCGTTACCTACGCTGCGTATTTGCGCTGGTCACGGCTATGCCGTGCAGGACACGCGTACTGTCCGTGCCGGGCCGGCCGGGCGTCCTGTGGACCCCTTTTCCGGCCCTACGGGGCACCGTGGACCCCTTTCCCACGGTGCCCCGTACTGGAGAGGCTGACAGTTAGCAGGACTCCCCACGGTGCCCCGTACTGGAGAGGCTGACAGTTAGCAGGACTCGTCCACGAACAGCCGATACAGCAACTGGGACCCCCAGCACTGCGCCCGGTCGTCCCACCCGTTGGCCGCGTACGGCCGCCCCGTCTCCCGCGCCACGCGCTCCTCCAGCTCGGTCCGCAACTCGTCGGACATGCCGCGCTGCGTGTGCACGTAGTCCGCGCCCATCTTCACCAGCTCCGCACGGTGGCAGCACCGCGACTGGGCCGGGCCGTCGTCGCCCATCCCATGCCCATAGGTCTCCCCTGTGCGTGCGCCGTGCTCCGGGCAGTACCAGGTATGCGCCCCGTACTGAAGGTCGATCATCCCGTCGAACTTCGAGCCGGAGAACGGGGCCGTGACCTTGTCGACCGCGTTGGCGGTCGGGCCGTCGGTCCACCGGACGTCGATCGAGGAACCGCCGGCGTAGCGGGAGGAGCGGACCGAGAACTTGACGCCGGGGAACTCCTTCTTGAGGTGCTTGCGGACCAGCTTGGCCACGTCGGCGGTGTCGATCCAGCGGGCGGAGGCGGCGGGAAGCGTCTCGGTCATGTCTGGCTCCTTAGTTCGTTCTGGGCTGATAGGTAAAGACTAATCAGGAGACCCTGGGATGTCAACTCTTTGACGCTAGGCCGAAAGAGTGACATCCCAGGGACACGCTCACCGACGCGGGAACGCCGCGAAGATGTGCGCCACCTCCTTATGCGTCGGAGCCCACCCACACGGCTCGTCACCGGGATCACCAGGGCAGTACCAGCCCACGTGATCCCCGTCCACGAACGCGGGAGCCATCCGAACTGAGGTCGGCCACGCGTTGCGCTCCGCGCCGGACGCCTGGATGTACCCCTCCGGGTGCTGGAACATGTGGCTGTGCTCCAACGCGAACGCCTTGTGCCCCAAGTCGAAGCACCCCAGGCAGGTGGAGGAGTAGCCGCCGCTGAATCGGCCCGGCTCGTTGTCCCGCTCCGTCGGAGCGTTGCAGTGGACACAGCGACCCTCGGCGACGCGAAGCGAGCGGGCGACGAACTGGGCCGGGGTGTAGGGAAGCATGTCGGTGGCTCCTTTGGCTGGTTCCGTGCTGACAGGAACTACATTAGACGGGGAGTCTCGGGATGTCAACTCTTTGATGTAGGCCGAAAGAGTGACACCCTGAGAAACCGCACTCAGTGCCGGCACCACCGTGCGTGAGCACCCTCCGCCAACGCCAGGAAGTACTCAGCCTCATCCGCCCGCCCGCCGCGTGCCATGCGGATAGCGGTCGACAACTCGTCCCGCACGCCCCGGATGAACTCCGCACCATAGACCGCGTGCGCGGCCAGCGCCGTCACCCGCTCCGCCCAGCGGGTGACGCTGGTGTCGATGTCCAACACGGTCACGTTGAACGTGGCCGGCACCGTGGCGCATGGCCGCGCGACGGTCGGCGCACTCTCCCGTGCGCACGTGTAGACCACCTGTCCGGCCTTGTCCGTGACTACCGCGTAGTGCACGCCGAGGCCCTTTTGCGCGATGATCTGGTCCGCCTGCGCCGGGCCGCACACGTCCGCCATCACGCTGTGCTGAACCGCGCGGAAGTTCTCCCGCCCCGTGGCGTCGAAGCCAGTGACAGTGCGGGTGTGCTTTTCGAACCGGGCCATGATGTCCTCCGGGGGTGCGATGCGCTGACACGAGATAATCTAATCGAAAGTTCGGGGGATGTCAACCCTTTGACATCCCCCGAACCGGGTGAATTAGTAGCCCCGCCGCACACGAGCGATGGCGGCCTTGCGCACCCGCGCGTGCCAGGCGTTCGCCTTGAGCTGGTTGGTCAGCTCAGTGGTGGCCGCGCCGTACCGGGCGGCCTTGATGTGGTAGTCGCATCGCTGGTCAGCGGTGTTCAGTCGGTCAATGTTGTGGTAGCCAACCATCGTGGTCACGTCGTGGTTGGGCTGGCCGGGACGCATGGACGCGGTCACCGCGCCGGACACGGCCAGTCGGTACGTGCCGTTGTCCTCGATCACCAGGCCCTTGGTGACCAGGCGGCCCAGCTGGGTCGCCGTCTGGCCCTTGCCAGCGCTGAACGTGGTGTGACCGTGGTTGTCGTACAACCGGGCCAACAGGACCAGCTGAGTGGCGGTCGGGCGCAGGTTGGCGAGGGTGCCGGTGCGGGCCATGGTGTCCTCCGGAGTTTCGGTTCGCTCTGTGCTGACAGATAAGACCCTAATCGGTGATACGTGGGGTGTCAACTCGTTGACACCCCACGTGGCGTAGGTCACATCAGCCGTTTCGGAAGGCACGCATCACCGTGTGCGGGAACGCGTGCGACGGTGCCGCCACGCCTACTCGCGTGCACACTGACTCGCTTGAGTCCTCCCACACGGCCGGACCTTCGTCACCGTACCTCTGCCCCGGGCCGTGCGCGTCCGACGCTGCCCACAGACGGGCCGCACGTGCGGACTTTGCCACAATCACCCACCCCTCCACTTCGTCGTAATCCGCGCCGTTCGGTCGGTACAGGTGCCACACGAACATGATCATTACCTCCCGTTGCGAATTTGATCAGGCAACCATGGCGGCGAACAGCGACGCCTCCCACTCCGCCACGTTCTTACGCGGCCGGTACACGCACAGCCGCGCCACGAACGTCTCACGGTCGTACAGCTTCACCTCGATGCGCTTTGTGCGGCGACCCTTGAGCTTGATCACCGCCGTGGCCTTGTCCTGGGCCACCATGCCCCGGGAAAACGCCGCAGAGAAGCGCTCAGCGGTCGACACGGGGAACCCGGCCACGATCAGGTGGTGCTTGGCCGACGCGGGACCGGCGGCCACGGCCTTGTGTGCGGTGCGGATGGCGCGGTTCTCTCTGCGCATGGTGCGGACCGTGGCGCGTGCGGTGCGGGCGTCGGCGTTCACTGGGGACCTCCTTGGTTGGCGTGTCTATGACTCTAATCGACTGGTTAGGGGATGTCAACTGTTTGACATCCCCTAATCGGGTGACTTAGCCGTTGGTGAGGATGGTGATGGCGTCCCGAATCGCGTTCCCGCTCCCCACGTGCTCCGTCTGCGACACGAAAAAGGTGTCGTCGTCGAAGTCCGCACGGGCGCGGAGAACATACACACTGTCGTCCTCGCGGCTGTTGCTGGGGTACACCTGCGACCAGTTCCCCGACGGTTTCATGTCGGAGGTCAGAAGGTCAAACACCCAGGATGTGGCGTCCCAGCGCTTCACCGTGATGCCGAATCGGCCGACGGAGAACGTGAACTCCGCGCCCGGCGCGAGGGTCTCGATGTGGCTGGTGTTGACGTTCATTCTGGCCTCCGGGGTGAGGGGGAGTGGGTTCTCCCTGATGACTAGAACACTAGTCAACACGGCACGGGATGTCAACTATTTGAAGTAGTCCGATCGAGTGACCCGCGAACCCCCCGCCCCGTCGCCTGTCGCGCACCACTCGTGACTCCCGTTACTGGGAGTAGCACTCGTGACAGAAAATACTCCCCCGACCATTCTGGCCGGGGGAGCGGGTATTTCAGAGGGTGATTCGGGCGGCCTTGCTGGGACGCTGGAAGAAACCGAAGTCGGGCTTGTCGCTGGCCTCGATGGTGGCGGTGAAGGTGACGCGCTCACCGGGCTTGACGGCGGAGTCGCCGGTAATGCAACCGCGCTCGTTCGTGGTAAGGGACTTCGGAACGGTGCCCCATACGAGCCATCCGGCGTCGCTCTTGACGGTCATGACGAGTCGGCCGCCGTAGCCGTTTTCCTTCCATGCCACCTTGACGACGGTCCCGGTGACCTGACGCCCTTTCCCGGTGGGGACCGGCGCGGCCGGGGTTTCGGTGGCCTGAGCGGCGATTCGGGCCGCGTAGGCGTCGCCCTTTTCGGTGACCCGGGTCATGAGCTTGGAAATGAGTTCCAGCTGGCGGGGGGAGGGGTCGCCGTACTTGCGCGCCTTGTCCACGATGTCGCCCATGGTGATGAGTTCCCAGGAACAACCGGCGACGTTCCCGAATCGGCCGCCGTCTTCGGTGACGACCACGTTGTAAATGTTCTCGTGATAGGTGGCGTATGCGAGGTCGGGGTTGTCGTCGCACAGGGCCTCGAATCGGGCGGCCCGTGCGATGCGTTCCCGGTTGAGTGAGGCGGTCTTGCGGAGCTTCTGAAACTCGCCCTTGGTGAGTTCGAATCGGCCGTCAAGGCACGTTTCGCCGACCCAAATCATTTCCATGACGTCGTCGCGGGCCATGAGTGCGCCGTAGCGAATGTTCGTGCCGCAGTGGCCGCAACCGCCGGTTTCGGAGCCGCCGAACTTGTAGCCCTTGGCGAGCATTTCGTTGACCAGGGCGATGCGGTCCTGAATCTGCATGTAGTCGAATTCGGGGGTGAAGTCGAAGACGCCGTAGCAGTTGTATGCCTGGGGGTCGAATCGGTCGGAGCTGGGGGCGTGGACGTCGCGGCGGCGGGTCGTGGTGGTCACTGTGTGCTCCCTGGTGTGGTTGGTGCCGTGTTGATGGGACTAACACTAGCCAGCACGGCACGGGATGTCAACTGTTTGGGCGGAGTGACCTGGGTCACAACCCAAGAGTTTGACATCCCAGAACTGCCCGGGTACTGTCTTCCCTGTCAGACCAAAGCGACCCGGGGAGGTCCAGCGTGGTCAACACCGGCGGAGGCAAGCAAGGGGCCGCGTTCCGGCGCGGCTTCTCCGCCCAAGAGATGAAAAACTTCGCCACCGGCAAGCGAATCGAGTGGAAAGACGACCGGCGATGGCATCCCGGAACCGTCGTCATCGGTCCCCGTACCGACCTCACAGGAGCCATGTACGTCCTCGTGCGGAACACCGGCGCGGCTACCCGCAACGTGGACGCCGGGGAAGTGACCCGGGCCTATCCCGGATCCATCAGAAGGGCCTAGGAGGGCTGTATGGCACGCGCGGAGTATGTGCGGCATGTCGCAGGCGACACGCTGACCACGGGCACCGTGTTGGTGTTCAGAGAGTATTTCGAGATGCTGGGCAACAAGCTGGGGTATGTGTATCGCACGGACCCTTTGTCTGGAGTCAGGACCAAAGAGAAGGTCAAGTTTCGGGTCAGGGTGTACGCCCGGGATGGTTCGGGCGTGGGCAGCCATGTCCGGTGCTACCGCCTGGGTTTGAGTTTCCCGGCTGGGAAGCTGATCACGGACTGACGTTCACTCGAACGGGGGATGCTAAGGAGTTGACATCCCCCGTTCCGTCGGTTAGTCTTTAGACACAACACAGCAACCCCCCACCAACCAAGGAGCACCCGATGACCGCCACGATCTCCCTCAAGGTCCGCGACGACGCCGCCTTCGCGGCCGTGGCCCCCGCCAAGGTCGGCCACAAGACGATCGCCATGGACGTGGAATTCGTCGGGTGCCACGTGTCCATCTCGCGGACCGCCGACACCTATTACAACGTGACGGCTCGAAAGGGCGCGTTCCACGGCTCCGCCATCACGGCCGCGCAGGTGTGGTTCGACCAGGCCACGCTTCAGTGGGTTGTGGACCAGCACATCGCCTACGGCGAACCGGCCATGGAGGTCACCCGCACGCGGTCCCTGAAGGCGGCCCTGGGTGTCGCTCAGTGGCAGGTGGCCTATGACGGCCACGCTCTGGGCCAATGGTGACCCCCGACCAACGGGAGGCCGCCATCACGGCCGGGGTCGAGCGGGCGCACAGCGTCCGCTCCCCCGGCCACTGGCAAGCCCCCACACGTGATCTCGTCAACGGCTGGCACACAACCAACGCAATCATCACCCAAGGCACCAGCCGGGACATCGTGTTCGCCGCCGCTATGAACCGCGAACACTGCGCCATGGTGCTCACCGAACGCGGAATAACCGGCCCGTGGACCCCGGAGAAAAAGCCCCAAAAAAGAAAGAGGTAGCGGATGGGAAACGTCCAGGACTTCGGCCGTGACCCGTTGCCCGGTAGCGGGACATACGAGGTACGCGAACTGGGACGCGGCAAGACACAGGGGCGTCTGCTGGGACGTGTCAGCGCGTACACCGTGGATGAGGCGCATAGCAAAGCCACCCGCATGGTTCCCCCCGGATCCGCGTTCGTCGTCACGGAAATCACCCTCGGCGAGAAGTAGAAAGGCGCTCCAATGAGAGTAGATGACTTTGACATCGATGATGAGGTTCTGTACATCAACGGCGACCCTGGAATCAAAGGGAACATCGCCAACGTGATCGGATTCCCCGAGAACGGCGAAGAGGTCACCATTCAGTTCCGCGACGGCGAGATCATGGACGTGGAACCCGGCGAGATCACCCACTACGAAGGGTGACCCGCGTGTGTCATCCTCCTTGTGACAGCAACACAGGGAGGATGACACCGTGAACGAGTCGGATACCCCACGCATGTGGGACGTGGTGGCGTTCAACGACGGGGACGTGGAGAGGCGCGGCCGTGTCGTTGGCAAATCGGATGATGGGACGTTGACCGTGATGGGATCAAGCAACCAGGGATTCCGGGTCAGCTCCGACGATGCGACCGTGATTGCCCGGCCAGCATGAGCTAGGAGGGCCGAACGGTTCAGAGGGTTCGACTCCCTCACGGCCCACGCGGAAAGTCCGCCAAGGAGAAATGAGGCACGCATGTTCCATCCTCGCTGTGTCGCGTGTGCGAGCGCGCGTAATGCCGGCTACGACGGATGCGCCACGCACAACAGGGCGCGGGTGCGCTATGTGCGCCCGACCACGACCGTTGTGGTGACGGACTCACACCGCCATTGCGATTACGACGATCCGGCCGTTGGCGTGGATGTGGCCACGGGTGACGCGGTGCTGAACCTGGGGGGTGGCTTGGGCGTCGACATGCGCACGGGCGACCTGGAGATGAACGTGGGCGGTGGCGCGTACGTGGATGTGGACCCGTCGCCGTCGGGTGGTGACTGGGGCGATTCATCCTGGTGATCTGATGGGTGGTGGTGTTGTGACCGGCACCGCCACCCAACAGTTTGACGAACCATGATTCCTTGGGTAATGTTATTGACACCAAGGGGAATCGACCGAATGGGGAAGCATGGCCGATCAACGTTATCCAGCAAAACGGATGTGCTACGTTCGAGGGTGCAAAGGCTACGCCACCACATGGATTGAGCGAAGCGAATTCTACCAAGGACAACACCGCTCCGTAGAGGCCAAGGTATGTGATACGCACGCCAAGACCTACACCAAGGCGGCCAATCAGAATGACTAATTCCAGGGCCAGCGCAACCGTCATTGTCCGAAACGGCAACTACATCGTCACCCAAAGGTATGGACGTCGGAAGTCCGTATTCGAGGTGACGCCAGGTGGCGTGATCAGCGACAAGTCCGGTGAGCCTGTGTTGAGTAGCGACGTCGTTGTGGTCAAGTCCGCGTTCATCCTGAACGGATTGTCTGAGATGGCCGGTCGCGTTCAGCGTTGGTGGGATGGTCGCTAATGGCTTTTCCTGATTTGGGGGACACGGTGACTGTGGTCACCGCTGCTGGTCAGAAGATCACGGGCACGATGACGATAATCCGGCTCACAACGCAACAGGCGTGGTTGGCCACCAGCCCTAGTGAAGGTCACTGGGTGCCGCTGGAATTGATCCGGAAGAAGTACGGCAAGTGACAAAATACCCCCGGGCAGTCCGGGGGTATTCTTATACCAAGGGGATTGTGATGACGTTTTTTGATTGTGATGGCACTTTGTTTTCGGTGGGTGACAAGGTGTCCGCCCGCGCGAATCATTATGGCATTCCGGTAGGTATTCCGGGTGTGGTGAAGGCGGCGGCAAGTAGAGGTCGCGTGCGTGTGGAGTTCCTAGTGGACAGTGTGCCCTGGGTGCGTGTGGTGTCGCCGTCGATGTTGCGGAAGCAAGGCTAGCAAACGAGTTGACATCCCGCGCATGACTGGCTAGAGTGGTTCCTGTCAGTCAGGCACCAACGCCAGGGAGCACACCATGACCACCATCACCGGCCGCATCCACCACCACCACGGCGCGTTCATGTCCGAGCTTCGCTCTCTGGGCTTCAAGACGCAGTCCCGCACCGTGGCTGGCGGCTACCTCGCTCACGCGGCCGTGCTCAACCAGGGCACCCGACGCACCATCGTGCTCCCGCCGTCCGACGCGCACCCGGGCGCGATTCTGGACTACTACGGGGACCGCAAGGGCCTTGACGCCAAGTGGGCGATTCCGGCCGGGTGCTTCTCGGACACGGTGCGGGACGTGCTGTCTGGTGTCGAGGTGATGCGGATGCACGGTCCGGATTGCGTGTGCGTGCATCCGGACGCCTGGTAATGTCACCCGATCGGGGGATGTCAAACAGTTGACATCCCCCGATCAGAAGGTTATTCTTTAACCACAACAGCACGACACACCAGGGAGCACGCCGTGGACCTCTACACCCGCACCGAAGCCGCCCGCATCCTCGACTCCGTCATCCCGAACGACGCCATCGAGATCAACGACCCGACCGATGAGAACCGCCTCATCGGCTACGTCTGGACCGACACCAGCGGCGAGAGCGTCCACCCCATCCGCCTTTACACCCCGTACCACCCGGCCACGATCAGCGTCCGCGACAGCGTGGAGGAGGCCACCCGCTACGTGGTCCGCGTGTTCAACACCTTCGGCGGCAACCGGACCCACCTGGATGACCCGACGCTTCTCTGACAAGCGCCCGGAAGACGGCCTCTACCCAATCGGGTGGAAGCCGTTCTACGTTGCCGGCATGGCGGATGTGACGATTCGGATTCAGGGTCACCGGGCCGGTGTGCTCACCGTGGCCCGGTCAGGTGCGCTTACCCGAGACACCGGGCCGGTGGATGAGCAGGACGTGACGTCCGCTGTGCGTGCCTTGACCGACACCGGCCGGCACGAGCTTGCTGGGCGCGTTCAAGGCTGGTGGTGGACGTTCGGCGCGGCGTGATCGCTGTTTCGGTGCCGCCGAACAGCGAATGGCCCCCAGGATGATCCTGAGGGCCGTTCTGGTCACCGGTCGCGGAGCTGGGCGGCAATGTCCGCCTTGGCCTCGCGCCGTTCGCGACGGTGGGTTGTCACCTTCACCTTGTGAACCTTGCCGGCGCGCTGGTAGGGGCACATGATGTGACGCCACTTGCTGTAGGCGTCTTTTTCGTCAGCGGTGACGGTACGGCGACGTTCGATCATGGAATTTGTCCTTACCTAGTCCGATGGGGCTAGGTGTGAGGCTTGCGCCCCATTCGCGTCACCCCCATGGGTTCGTTCGGAGTCGCGGGAAGTGTACTGCCTACAGCTTGCGGATGATGTCGGCAATGGGAACGGTGATGGCTCCGACTCCCTTGACTTCGATGACGGCTTTTTGGGATTTGAATTGGAAGCCGATGATGTTGCCTTCGAGGGTGGATGGCTTGGTGTTGCCGGGGGCGGTGTAGATGAAGCGGACCTTGTCGTCCTTTTCGATCTTGGGTGCCGGCATTGTGTTGTGTCCTCCTTGGTGTTCCTGACATGAACTACATTAGTCGGCTAGGCATGGGATGTCAACACCTTGAACAAAGTTGAGCCGAGCGAGATTCACCCGCCCGGCTCAACTTCAGTACGGATATCCGTCAATCTGGACGTAAATCCAATCGGAACTCTTACGCCGAATCACGTTCCGCGCCCACGTCTCCCGCTGCTCTGGCGTCATCCAGTCCCATCCGACCGGCACTGTAATGGTGTAGACGCGCGACACCTCGGAACCAGTGGCTAGGTAGACGATGTCCACCTTCTCAGCGTCGCTCACCCGCGCCCCAGAAGTTTCACCTCAGTTGCCCCGGCGTGGTGCTTGTTCGCCGTGCATGCCAACCACGCGTCCCGCTCGCCCGCGCCCATCCGGTCCCAGTCCTCCGGCGCGGTCGCCCAGAACTCCGCCGCCTTGCCGTCCTTCTTGGTGAAACCGATCTGGATCTTGACGCCGTTCTTTCCTGCCATTTCAGACTCACTTCTTAGTGTTGGCCGGGTGTTCCTTGACGGTGAGAATGTGCTTTTTGTAGTCAACCGACTTGACCAGGTAGCACACTTTGTTGCACCATTGCGGCATTCCGACAGTCAGGGTGACGTGATCCGCCTGACCGATTTCCTGGCCGTTGAGAACGATTTTCCACTTCATGATGGCAGCCTCACCAGTGCGATCGAGTCGGACGGATACACCGTCAATTCAACATCCTTTTCCCCGTCGTCCCGGAACGTCTTCACGCGAAAGGCGTTCAAGGTTTCCCCGTCACCTACCTTGGTGTACATGACGTTATTCACTCGAAATCGAGTGCCCACCGGCCAGTCCGCGATGGCGCGGGCGGCGCGGCATGAGGTTTTCATTCGGGCCTCCTACAGGCAGTAGTCATCGTGGTCGACTTCGATTCCGTCGGACCACACAAGTCGGGCCTGTTCGCTGACCAGCTTCCCGTCATAGACGCTGTACCGTTCCACGTCGCCTTGCTCCTCACCGTGCCGCACCAGGTAGCCGGTGAACGTGTGCGTGCCGCTGAGCGCTTCCACGAACGCGGGAACCGCCGTTTCCAGGGTCTCCACGAGCCCGTAGGCGTCGCCGTGCGGATGGAGCGCGACGGCGACGAATTCGGGGCCGCCGTGCGCCGGGGGCTTGGGGGCTCCCGGTACCGGAACGGCGCGTTCCATGCGGAGTGCGACCGGGTACGGGTAGGATCCGTCGCCCCTGTGCAGCGTGGTCGATTTGTATTCGTCCCACGTGACCGGCGGATCGATGAGGATTTCTCCACGCAACTTCTGTTCGTAGGACATCAGTTACCGCCTGCCAACAGGAATTCGTCGCGGAGAAGTTCGGGCTTCCACACTCCGCCGTCGGTGGTGAAGTGGCATTTGTAGTACCGGGTTTCGGGGTTGTATCCCATGACGCGGCCTACGGGTTGGTTGGTGCCGTATTGGCTGCCCTTGAACTTGATCTTGGTCCCGTCCGGGACGATCGGTTCAGACTTCTTGCCCATCGGGCCTCCGTGGTGTTCGTTCTGTGCTGACAAGGAGAACACTACCCGACCACACCCGGGGTGTCAACTCCTTTGCTCTGCGCTGTTTGGGGCCTCTGTGTACACTCCGAACACCTGATCAAGGAGGGGACACATGAGCGACCCATTCGAGCCCGCGCCGGAGCACGACGACACCACGGCACCGGAAGCCGCGCCCGCGCCCGCCCCGGAGTCGCCGGCACCGGACACCACGTCAGAGCAGCCAGAGGCACCGGACGCTGAGGCCGCTAACGAGCCGGAAGGCGACTCCGCGCCAGAAGAAGTGACCTACGCGCCTACCGTCGTCAATTCTCAGGCGCATGAGAAGATCCAGGATGGGGAACGGGCGCAGGTCGGGCAGACCGTGGATGTTTCTCAGCGCTGACCGTGACGCATACGAACGGCCCCGGAGCATTCCCCGCTCCGGGGCCGTTCGTATGCGTCACTCCGGTTGCTGAAAGCCACGGATGATGTCCTCTGGACGCTCCGGGCCGTCCCACAGTTGGCACGTGCACAGAACCCCGGTCTGGTGGAGTCCTGTGCGGCCTTGACACTTCCCGGTGCCTCCGGCGTGCATTCCCCGGTAGTGGCCGCAGGTGCACGCGCTGGGGTCGCGCTGGGGGGTGCGTTGGATTTTGGACAGGCGGCCGGCGGTGAATCCAGCGATGAGTCCAGCGAGAGCAAGGATGATGTCGGTTATTGCGATCATCAGTTGAGTTGTCCTTTGTTGTACGAGTTTTGGGCGTGGTGCGCCATGGTGCTGGCGATTCTTTTCAGCGTGGCGGAATCGCCCGTGATGCTGGTTCCTCCCTCTTTGACTTGATTGGCGAATTGTAGTGCGATGAAATAGCTAGCACACTTTTTCACGCTGACGCCATCGATAAAGAATTCGATGGTTTTGTTGGGAACGTCTGTTTCGCTGGTGACTGCCATCCGTTTCCGTGCCACGGAAGCACCCTACCCCATACAACCCGGGGATGTCAAACTTTTGTGAATGTGTCAGATGACGCAGACACCCCAACCCCGGCTTTAGCACGATAGACACCATGAACAACGACCTCGGAACCCTCTACGCGGCCCTGTACGTCTCTCACCAGCTTGCCGATCACTGGGTGCAGACCAGCTGTCAGGCTGTCGGCAAAGGCGCAGAAGGCTGGCCCGGCCGCATCGCGTGCGCCAAACACGTAGCCGGCCACATGGTCACCTCCGTCGTGTGCCTGACCATGCTGAACCTGATCGGCGTGCACATCTCGCCCGGCGCGATGGCCGCCGGCCTGGCCGTGGTCGCCGTGACGCACTACTGGGCTGATCGGCGCGCACCGCTCAAGAAGTTGGCGACCCGGTTGGGCAAGAAGCGGTTTTACGAACTGGGCGACCCGACCCAGAGTCTCGGAACGGGCGCGTATGCGCTCGACCAGTCGTTTCATTTCTGGTGGCTGTTCGTCGCCGCGATTGTGATGCTGATGGTGTGACAATGCGACAATCCCCCTGGTGGCACGCCAGGGGGATTGTCGTTTGGGTCTCCCGAAACCCGGGGTGGAGTGTATCAGCGGCGCTTGCGCTTGCCGTGCGGGGGCCATTCGGCGACGATCCGGCTTCGGACACGGCTGAGTGTGTCGTTGATGAGGGTGACGGATACGCATGAGTTGGATTCGACAAGCTTTTTCCAGTCATGTCGCGCCATTCCTTCGGACGCGTATTCCTGGTGCCTTTTCTTTCTGCCTTTGTCATCGGGTTCACGGAGACGCCAACTCAGTACCCATGGTCTTGCGCTCACTTGATTATCTCCAGAATCTCAACATCTTTTCGACAATTCGGGAGACAAATTCCGCACAAGTCGAGCAGAACACCGGGAGGGAATTTGACTCGGGCTATTGCCCGGTTTCCACAGTTTTCTACAACACATACGTTATGCGCATTGAATTTACGCGGCAGGGCGCGGACGCCCTTCTTGGGGATTTTTACCATATCTCCTCATTGAGATGGAAAACCGCGCCCGGGGTTAACCGGGCGCGGTTGGGGTTTTTCCGGGGCCGGGAATCAGTCACCCAGCTTCCAGCTCCTGACCTTGGCCGGTGGAACCCATCCTTCGCTCCTGCGCCGGAGCTTGCTCTTCTGGACGAACTTCTCCTGCTCCTCCGGGTGCATGGACTCCCATTCCTTGCCCATGGCCCGGATGCACGCTGGCTTCTTGCAGGTGATCGCGTCGTCGGCGATCTTGGCGTTGCAGTTGCCGCACCGGTTTTTCTTGCTGCCGAACTTCGCGCGTACGGCGTCGGCGCTCTTGCCCCGGAGCGTTTGGCTTTCCGAGGTGGTGGTGGCCCGGTTGACCTTGTCCACCACGTTGGCGACCTTGTCCATGCCATTGTTGATTTTGTTGATGGCTGCCTTGGTCCTGTTGAACATGTCAACCTTTCCGGTTAGGGTCTGATGGAGAGGACTCTACCCGACCCCGCCCGGGGTGTCAACTCCTTGAATCAGGGCACGAACGGCGGGGGGACCTCGCTCAGCTCCCGGCGCAGGCCACGGGGTGGCTCAGTCGACAACAACGACCGGTCGAACAGTCCCAGCATGTCCAGGACCATGCCCGCGTCCGGCCCCTTGCCACAGTGCCGGACGACGGACTTGGCCGCCGCGCGCCGTTTGCCGTGCTCGTGTTCCGCCATGGATCCGACGGGATCGCGAGGGTCGTAGGTCATGAGTTTCCTTTCGTCGAAAGGGGCAGTCTAACCGAAGATGTATGATTGATCAACTCTTGGTTACGGATCGGCTGATAGTTGACTAATCAAACCTTGGCGGTTAGACTCCTTCTATGACGATGATCATGGAAGAGAGGGATCGAATGACCGAACCCACCACACCATCACACTGGACAACCGACGTGGTCGAACGCCTGGACCTCATCCGCGCCGGCCACTACACACTGCCACAAGCCGCCGAGTACATCGGCCTGTCCGAAGCCACCGTACGGGACCTGCTGTCCCGCCCGGTGATCACCGCCACACACAACATGCTGGCTCCGATCAGCCGCCCGGCCATGCGCCTCGGTGGCGAACCCATCTACACCCGCCGCCAGCTGGACGAAGTCAACACCCGACGTGCGGCCACCCGGCGCTTGCGCTCCAGTGAGCTGGACAAACTGACGTTCGAGGAAGCCGAACGGCAACACCTCAGGTCGTACGCGGAGATGGCGGAACTGTTCAAGTTCCATGAGAACACGCTCCGGAAGTGGGGTGGCGCGCACGATGACTTCCCCGTGGCCACGGCCAGTCGGGAACATCCGGGCGGCTACCCCGGTACCCCGACAGTCGTGTTTGACGCCGTGGAAGTGCTCCGGTGGCTGATCATTCACGACAAGGTCAAGGCGGAGGATTTCGAGGTGAACGGCCGGGTGGTCGTGTGCCTCATTCCGGACGACTCCGAAGAGGACGAAGACGGGGAACTCGAAGAGATCGAACAGGAAACCCTGGTTCCCTGATACCCCTTCCCCTTGCGGGACAAGGAGATCACAATTCGGTGTGGACGGTCGCCCAACACGGGGCGGCCCCTCCACAGTGGAGACGATCATGGAAAACCCCGTCAAGGGAACCGTCACCGAGTACCACCACGCACAGGTGATGATCCAAGGTGTACACATCTACATCGGCGAAAACATGTCCCTGGTTGGACGTGACCAAATCGACATGCTTTACTTGGATGGTCCACACCAGGGTGAACATGTCACTACCTACCGGGTTCGCTGACCCGATACGAAGAAAGCCCCGCGCCAGCAACGCGGGGCTTTCTGCTGTTCACACTACCGCATGAGTGTGAACACAAACGCGCCAGCCACCACCGCCCCTGTGCCCAGCGACAAGCGACCCAGCACCAATTCCGCGCGGCTGTTCGCCTCCGTGTCGAACCGCAGGAACCTCGGCGTGCCCACCATCCGCCACACCTGGCCCCGGATCGGCACCGGGAACCACACCGGGCATCCCTGGGTGGTCATGCAGTCCCCGATCATGTGCGTGACGCACCCGGCGGCCACGGCGACGCCGAACCACCGCGCGGTCAGCTCCGGCGGGGATCCGGCCCACAGGAACAGCGTGAGCACCCCGGCGCACCAGCCAGCCGTGAACAGTGTCAGGAACGGGTGCCGGTAGGCCCATTTGCCGGCCAGGGCGCGTACGGCGTAGGTGCCGAACACGAACAGCATGCCGCCGACGGCCCAGAGCCAGAACAGGTGGATCAGCCACCAGGTGAGCACGCCCGTGCCGGCCGCGAACAGGGCGGTGTGGGTGATGCCCCGGTGGCCGCCGTCGCGGTCGCGGTCCCGTTTCGCACGGGTGAGGGAGTAGAGCGTGCCGGATAGGCCGTGAACGGCTTTGGACACGATGGTGGAGGCGCGGCCGAAGCTGTGTGCCACGGTGGCGTCCGGGTGATCGATGTCGGGGAACACGGCCGCGCCGATGACGAGTCCGGTGACGGCGACGCCAAGGCTGAGCGGGAGGGGTGCGCCGGTCAGGGGTGCGCCGAAGGCGGCCAGGGTGATTCCGGCGGGTACGCCTTGGCGCGCGTGGGTTTTGCCCATGCACATGGTGTTGACTCCTCTTCGTGGTTGCATGACTACTCTACCAAACAGTTGACCAACCAAGCAAGTTAGGTTAAGGTTCAACCATGGACACCAAACACAAAGACCTCAAGAAGGGAATGGTCATCCTCACCGAAAAGGGATGGCGCACCGTGAAAGAAGTCCCGGTCGCGTGGCTCGCCGGCACCTTGCTGGTTACTTTCACCGACGGCACATCATCCATCCAGAGGCCCAGTTACCGGTGGGTTCGTCGCATGAACTTCCCGCCTCCCGTGAGGAGTTGAGCATGGCCAAGAAAGCCGAGGAGAGACACGACCCCGACCGGTATCGGGTGTTTCCTCGCCCGGCCGTCAAGAACAAGTTCCAGGGAGCCGTGGTCCGCGACGCGGACGCGGAACACACTCCGATCGTGACGTGCGGCCACGTCACGCACACCACACAGAAGGAAGCGACCGACTGTATACGTACGGTGGTCGCGCGCCGTTTCCCGTCGTTCAACATCGTCAACTAGGCGTGAGGGATGCCCGGTTCGGGCATCCCTTGCCGCTCGTTTCGTCACCACGGAAGGTGGGCAAGGTGAACAGCTCGGACCCGGGACATCTCGACCCGGACAGTGACATCTACGGCCGGCACGCGGCCGGACCGGACCGGCCGGTGGGGCTTCCTGTTCGACTGAACGGTCCCGCCGTATGGGCTGATCAAACTGTGGTGCTCCCGTGGTCGTTGGTGGCCATGGTCGCCGGATGGAGCACGGGCGGTCGACACGCGGTCCGGCCGGGGCATCCGGCGGGCATGTACTTCGAGCGGGCTGGGGTTGTGCATCACGAGCCGTTCTCCGCGTTGCAGAGCTACCCGCCAGAGCGTGTGGAGGGGATCCTTCCGTGGTCGCGGGTGGGCACGTTGCTTCGGCATGGAGAAAAGCCGCTCAAGAAGTTGACATCCCGCGACTGAGCGGTTAGGGTTGTAGACACGGCAACCAAGGAGGACACCGACATGAACGGCAAGGACCACTACAACACGGGAATCCGGTGCCTCAACCAGGTCTCCGAACTGGTTGAGAAGGCCGGCGAGACCGGACACATCACCGAGGCGGACAAAGGCACCCTGGACGTGCTGGCCACCCTCGGCAACATGCACTTCGCCGCCGCCACCGCCTACGCCCTCAACTTCGACCGCATTCCTGTCCGGAGCGTGACCGGATGACCACGACCATGGACCCGATCGCCGCTCACGTCGACTACGTACAGCGACTCTTGGCGCTCACGTCGAAGCCGGAGACCGCCCGCGCCGTCCAGGCCGTGTTCACACACGGTCAGGACACGGCGGCCCCGGCCGCCGGTCGGCTGGCCCTGATCGGCTCCGCCGCCGCCCCGCGCGTCGCGCTGATCACCAAGGTAACCCCCACTCGCGTGCAGGTGTCCTACCTGACCGAAAGCGGCATCCGGCACGGCCGCACCATGGCCGCCTACAACTCCCACCCGATCCACCTGGACAGCTGGCCCGAAACCTACCGGGACAACGCCCGCACCGGATGGCACAAGAACCCCGAACGTCAGCTCTGGTCCACTGAAGATGACTACGCGAACTACCACTACGAATGGGCGCTCAAGACGCAGGCCGTCTATCGCGCCGTGACACACTGCCCGTGGGTGGCGTTCGCGCCCATTCGCCACGCGTGGATCCGCCGTCACCACCTGGCGATGATTCCCGAGAACGGAGAAACCAAGTGAAGTTCACCGCGAATTATCAGAACGGCGGCCACGCCGAATTCGAATGGGAGGGCGACTCGGCCGACCCGGAACAGATGGACGACCTGTTGGAATCCGCGTACCGGGCGGCCCCGGGCGGTCTGTGCCATCAGTGCGCCGGGAAGTACTCCATTTCGGAGGACACGGAGGTGTACGAGATCCGGGAAACCGACACCGGAAACAAGGTGTTCAGCGAACCGACCTGGGACGATCAGATTCGTGAATCCGCCATTAATGCTACCAAGTTGAACGCCGAATTGGTGGCGAAGCTGGCCACGGTCGAACAGCAACGGTTCATGTTGGCGAACCGCCTTCGCAAGGCCGGGTTCATGGTGGACCCGGACACCTGGGCCGTGTCCTGATGTCCCGCTGTCCCGGACGGCCGGGACACGGCGGGACACCGGACATCCCCGGGACACTAGACGTCGCACCGGGACACCGTGTCCGGTGTCCCGGTCCTGTCCCGGGACACTCGGCGGGACATGTCCCGGCCGTTGTCCCGGCGAGCCCGGGACAAGGTGTCCCGCTGTCCCGGGACGTGTCCCGCCCGGCCCGGGACACTCGGCGGGACAACCCGGGACAGTGTCCCGGGACGTGTCCCGCCCGGCCCGGGACACTGTGTCCCGAGTGTCCCGGGCTCTTCACTGGGACAGTTGTCCCAGCTCGTCCCGCTATCGTGTCCCGCGTGTCCGGTCGCGCGGCCCCGGCGGAGCGCCGTCCAGTTCGGGAAGAACCCCGCCAGACACAGCACGGCCCCACCGATCCATGCCGGTGGGGCCGTGTCGTTTGTCCACTGGACGTGTGATCGTCCAGTGAGGGGGCTGGGGGAGTGTAACTACAGGTCAGAGCCTTGGAATCGTCCAGTGGACAAGGAATGGACGATTACCCAGCGTTGACAAGCTCCTCGTTTGGCAACGTCCAGTTACCGCGCTTGGTGGCCCGTGCTCCCATCTCCGTCAACTTCGCGTACGTCCACGATCGTGCCCGCGTGGCCGATTTCGCCAGGTCCCGGACATGCGCCCCGTCCGGCCCGGCCGCCCGCAGGGCGGACACCAGCGCCTCAATCGCGTCCGACTCGGACAGCTTCGGCGGATCCAACTCCGCCATCAGCGCGTCCCGGGCCGCCTGCGCCATGTCCTGCTGTCCCGCCGTCAATGACTCCTGGTGCCGGCGCACCAGCTCCGCCAGCGGGACATCCGGCCCGTCCATCCACGTCGGTTCCGGGACATCCTGTCCCGCCTGTCCCACGTCATCCTGTCCCACGTTGTCCCGCCCTTGTCCCGCGTTGTCCCGGCTGTCCCGGGACATGTCCCGGGTGTCCGGGACAGTGTCCTGGTGTCCCGGGACAGGGTTGCCGTCATCGTCGAGCGGGACAACATGCGGCCGGTCCGCGTACAGCTGGGACACCGCTGTGGCCGCCGCCGACGACGTCTCGTCCAGTTCGCACGTGCGCCCTTGACGCAATTTGACGAGAGTGGACACGGTGGAGTCCGACACGTATTGAATACGAATCGGCATCCGATCGATCGTTTCGGCGTCCTGGTAGTAGCACGTTCCCGGCCGCGATTGCGGAATGAGGTTCGCGCCCACCTTCCCGTCCCGGCGTGTGCCGAACACGAAGTACTCCCCGTCTTCGCCTTGCATCCGGAAACAGAACCGCTGATCCAATTGTTCACGAACAAGGTTCGAGCCGTACGCCAACAGCGTCGGATACTGGGTGGCCTCCACGATCTCGACACCGAGGGCGCGGCCCTTCTGAATGATCCGCTCCAACATTTCTAGTTGCTTGCGGTTCATCGCGCCGTTGAACGAGTGGCACTCGTCCACGACAACCGTCAACACCGGGAATTCCGGTGTCATCGGCCAGCGGCGAACTTTCAGGACTTCCGCACAATACTTCGCGCGGGCGTCCACCACCGCTTCGAGCGCTTCGAGCATTTCCAGCGATTCGTCAAAGGTGGTGACGCACCAGTCCATGGCGTTGCGCCACGGTCCCAGTTCCATTCCGCCTTTGAGGTCGATTCCCCACACCACGGCATTGCGGCAACACACCCGCGTGCCCACGATGATGTTGACCAGACCAGACTTGCCGGAGCCCTTCGCGCCGGCGAGCATCACGGACCGGGAGCCGTACTCCTTACTGTCTGTGAGGGTCATGGTCTTCAGAACCCCGTCCTCCCGGTAACCGAGAGTGATCGGGTCGCAGGCGTCCAGCTCCCGGACGTACCACTCCCCGTTGATCTCCTCGGCGGGAATCTCCCAGTTGATCCCTTTCTCATGCGGGTCCGTCACGAACGCCTTGAACGTGACCGAATTCGAGTCCCGGCCGTTCCTTTCCATGCGGAGCGTGCCAGTCGGCAACGCCAATGCGCCTTCGATACGCTCCCGCTTCTCCAGGATCTCCGCCACTGTGTAGTCCCCGGCGGGCCACACCAGACGGCCCTCGAAATTGCCGCCACCGTGCGCCCGAATAGCGACCGTGCGCACGGTGTCTATGCGCAACTTCCGTGCCAGCGCCGGCCACCGCTCCACCGTTTCCGTGAGGGTGACCCGTGTCCGTCGCCGATTGTTCCGCCACCACGGGATACCCATGGCCAGGCCAGCGCCGGCCGTGATTGGCGCGGTCCACGAAAAGTGCGACCAGCCAAGTTCATGCAACGTGAGCACGACCGAACTGGACGCGGCCAACACGCTGAACAGGTACAGCTTGTTCCGGTCGTCGCCGCCGTACGCGGAGATCCACGACCCGGCCGCCGTCGCGGCCCCGGCGACCCCGAGGGCCACCGGGGCAAACGGCGCGTACTGCGAGATCTCACCCAGTGCGACAGTGCCGGCGGTGACGAACATAGGCGTCAACTCCGACCGGCGACGGCGCATGGTGCCGAACACTGCTCCCGTCACCTTTGTGACGCTCATGTCCGTCCCCTTTCCTTACGCGTTCGGTACGGCAATTCCGCTGCGGTACAGCGACAGCAACGGCCCATACACGGTTTCGATGGTGTTCACAATCGCGGTCCACTGGGAGGCTTCCGCGTCGGCCAAATCAACCAACGGCTTCAGCCCGTGAACCACCAGCGGATCCATGTTCAGGCGACCAATCAAGGTCTTCTGAAGCTCGTGCAACGCGTCCGCCTTGTCGCTGGCCGCCGCCGCCAGTCCGGCGACGAGATCCAGAATTTCCTGCGTGCTTCGGGGGATCGCTTCGCCTACCCCGGTCCATGCTCGTGCGACGGCGTGCGCCGTGCTTGTGCTGTCGGACATGACTGCACGTCCCCTTTCTTCGATCCTGCGTCGGTGGCGTTCCACGTAGGTGGATGCCTTGTGGTGCCCGGCGGTGGTTGGTGTGGCCCGGTGCCGGCCGGCGGGTGCGCCGGGTGTGGGCCGGACCTTCACCTTCCCCCTGTGGCGGGATTTGTAGCTGTGGTGCAACGTGGCTGGAGTGTGCGGTTTCGGTTCCCGTTTCTCCCCGTTGTGTTTCTCGATGTAATGCAAATTCAGGGCCATGGTGCTGGTGAACGTCTCGCCGCAAATGCAGTGAACGGCGTGTTTGACGCGCCATTCGCCGCGTTTACGTTCTATCTTCGGCACCTTGTGGGGTGCCCATTTTGGCGCGCGGCTTTTCTGGACGTGTCGGCGTACATGGGGTGCGACGGCGCGGGTTCCTTCGATCGCGCCGACGGTGGCCCCGGCCGCCGCGTAGCCGGCGATTTTCACTGCGCCCAACGTGATGTGCAGCACTGGCCGCAACAGCTTGTGTTTGCGGGGAACACGGTCCGCCAGTCCGGACCGGTACCACTTGGTTTTTCGGACGTGACTGGCGAACCGCTTTCCCATGGTGGTTGACGTGTCGGTGGTGCGTTGCGCCTTGCCTTTCGACATCGCTTACTCCTCTCCGACGGCTCGCTGTTCGAGTCCGGCGCGGATGCGGCCCAGCGTCTTGCGGGTGGTGTCTTTCTTGGCGTCCAGGTGAACGCCAACGTGGGTGTGCACCGTGGCCGGCGTGGCGTCCGGGTTGTCGTCCAGGTACCGGGTGATGGCGGCCCGGAGGTCCATGTCCGGGGTGAGCCAGTCCGGCGCGGGCGCGGTCATCTCGGTGACGCTGGCCAACGGTTCCGGGGCGGCCGGCGACTCTGGTGCCGGCACGGGGGCTGGAATCTGAGCCGGAGTGGCCTTCGGCTTCGGCGCTGGTGTGGCGGTCGCGGTCTTCGTGGCGCGTGCCTTGCGGATGGTGGTGAGGCCACGGCGCATGACCAGCATGTGAATGACGGCCGCCAGCGTTGCCGGCGGAATCGCGCCGACCAGCAGCACGACACCCCAGACGGGGGCGAGTTTCTCGACGTTGAGGAACAGGTCCAGTCCGTTGGCTCCCAGGGACAGGCTGATGGCGGTGAGTGCCAGTCGCCGGGAGTAGCGGCGGGTGTCGTTGTCGGTCGTGCGGGACAGCCAGATTCGGGTAGAGGTGTATGCCACCGCGTCCAAACAGACGGGCCATACCCAGGACAGCCATCCGTTGAATCCGCACATGTCAGCGAGGTCACGTGAGGAGTTGAACGACAGCACGGCCGCGCCCCCCACGATGAGGCTGGACATGGCGTGAATGTCCAGCTCAGAGAACCAGCGTGAGCCTTTTTCGGGCAGGCTGGTTCGACCTTCCGCGTTCACTGTCAACTCCTTTGCTCCGTTTGCGGGTAGACAACCTCCTTGGTTATGGGAGAGGATATGCCCGCGCGGGGGAGTCCCGCAAGACAGGTTGGATTTACCAGGGAGTGGAAATGAAGGCCGACCAGCTGGCCGCCCTGTTGAAGAGGGCTATTAGCGAAGGCAAATATTCTTCGGGGGACAAGTTGCCCAGCGAATCCCAGCTCAGCCGCACACATGGGATGTCCGTACACACCGTGCGGGAGGCCCTGTCTCAGCTGGTGGGCCAGAATCTCGTGGTGAAGCGCAAGGCGTTCGGCACGTACGTTAAGTGACCGTTGGCGCGACAATACCCCCGACCGGGTGAACTTCGGTCGGGGGTATTGTCATCGCAGTCACTCGACGAAGAGGCGACCCTTCTTGGCGTCGTAGCCGACGACCTTCTTTTTGAGAAGGCACGTGTTGATCTTGATCTTCGTTCCCAGGTTGGGCCGCGCGTGCGGCCACTCGCCCAGCCACTTGCCATTCTCGCCGTTCTGCCACACGCTCCAATATTCGCGTTCGTTGGCGTCGGCTCCGGCGGTCGGGAAGTTGGACATTCATCCTCCTTGGTTGACGACACCGATACTACAGGAGTTGACATCCCGTGGCAAGTCGAGTCCGATACACTTAGTGATCATGCGCGGACACTACGAAATCACCCTCGAAGAGGGAACCGACGGCCTGTGGCGGGCCTACCGCCTCATTGCCTCACCGCCGTTCACCACCGGAACCGGCACGACGCTCCGTGACGCCTTGGACGAGTTGGCCATCCAGCTCGAACGGGAACGCCAGGAACACGACAACGCCCCCCACTGACGTGAGGGGCGTTGTCCACCAAGGAGTCCCGTCTACCAGAAACCGGAAGGCTGGGAGTACCCACAACTGTAGGTGATCGGTAACCGTTTGTGCAACATGCACGGATCGTGATGCGAAACGGTCGCAGAACGGGCAATCATCAGTGCAGACTGGCAACTGTGAACACCGTACACCTGTGCGCGGCCGGATGTGGTCGCCAAGCATCCGATGCTGAACTGTGCGGCGCATTCCACGGTGGTGTCTGGACTGGGTGCCTGGGTGACATCCTCACCGACCTGCGCACCGTGTGTGAACAGGCTGTCGACGAGCATGGAATGCCCGTCCGAAACCTCGCGGACGAACTGACCGTCACCTTCACCCGCTCGAACCGCACCACGGCCGCCCGTGTCGGCGGCCGTTCCGCCGGCACTCCGTTGCCGTGGCATGAGGCCGCCGCTGATGCCACGTTCCGTCTGCGTTCAGCGCTAGGAACGTGGGCTTCGCGTCTTCACCTGGCGTATTCGCCGCGCCTTCCGGACCCGACCGACCCGACTGGTTACTTTCAGCCACCGCCCGATTACACCGCTGATGTGCGGTCGCTGGCCGCGTGGCTTCTGCGCCATCCGCTGTGGATCGCACAACACCCAGAAGCCGGGGACCTCCACGCCACCGTGACCGGTGCCGTGCGGGACGCGTGGCGTGTTGTCGACCGCGCTCCCGACCGTTGGTACGCCGGCCCGTGCTCCGTGAAGGACTGCGCCGGACACGTGTTCGGGGATCCCGACGCGCCAGCCGGCTCGTGCACCGTGTGCCGCGCCACATACGACATGGCGGCCCGGCGCGCGTTCCTGTTCGAACGCGCCAGGGACTACGTGCTCAGCGCGGCGGAGTTGTCCCGGGCGCTCCCTGTGCTGTTCGGCGTGACCGTGAACCGGAAAACGGTTTCCACGTGGGCGAACCGGGGCCTGTTGCCGGTGGCGGACGTGGACGACCGGACCGGGACACGCTTGTACCGGCTAGGTGACGTGGAGAACCTTGTCCTGCTGAAGATTGGCGCGTAGTCGCGGTCATATGGTTGAATCCATGTCAGTTGCGGCAGAGCTGTGTCTTGGGGGTGATCATGCCCCCTGAGATCCCGCATCCCAGACACTTTCTCCCTCCGTCCAAGTGGGACGACTGGGTGGCTGATCGACTCGTGACCGTGTTCGGCTCCACCTGGACCACGGCCGTGTTCGTCGCCGTTCCGCTTCTCGCGCTTTTGCTGCCGACCGAAACGCAACAGGTCGTGTTCTTCCTCGCGTCCGGCTGGATTCAACTGTGGGCGCTGCCCCTGTTGAACTACGCGCAGAACAAAGCTGATGTGATGCGGTCCGCGAAAGCCGATGCCGACCACCAGTCGCTTGTCTCGTTGCACACCGCACTTCAGGAACTCAGCACCAAACTCGACGATCTTATTGCGGGTCGCTAACCATTTTCTCCCGTTCGGTTCTCGGCGCAGGATCGGACGGGCCCAAGGAGGAGAACATCATGGCCGGTGAATTGTGCGGCGGTGAACTCCGGGGCAAAGACGACGACGGTAACCGTCGAATCGGCACTTGCCGCCGGCCCGCCGGATGGGGAACCAATCACGTTGGTGTCGGCCGGTGCAAACTCCACTTCGGTAACACCCGCGAATCGAACAACAAGGCCGTTGAGGTCAAGTTTGAACGCGCGGTAAAAACCGCTATCGGCAAACTCGAAATCACGCCGATTATGGATCCGCTCACCGAAATGGCAAACCTGGCCGGTGAAGTCGTCGCCTGGAAAGACGCCATCGCCAACCACGTGTCGTTCCTCGAAGACATCCGCTACGACGGCGAGAAGTCCGGGGAACAGATCCGAGGCGAAATCGTCGTGTTCGAACGCGCCCTTGACCGGTGCAACACGGTGCTAGCCACAATGGCAAAACTGAACATCGACGAACGCCTTGCCCAGGTGTCGGAAATGCAGGCCACAATGGTGGCGGACGCCCTGTCGGCCGTGCTCCGCGAGATGGGCTTGGACCTGACTCAACAGCGGGAGGCGAAGACCCGTGTTGCGGAAAAGCTTCGCCTTGTCGCTGGCTGAAAGGCTTGATCCGCCCGACCCGGAAGTGTTCCAGAAACTCGGATACGTTCCGACACCGCGACAGCAAGAATTCCACGAGGCAACAGAATTCGCGGTGCTTTACGGCGGGGCAGTCGGTGGGGGAAAAACCAAAGCGCTTGTGGCTGAGGGGATCAAGCAATGCGTTTTGCATCCCGGTTTGCGCGTGGGCGCTTTCCGACGCTCCTACCCCGAACTCAAGGAATCCATGCTGGCCGAATTGGCGCAAATGGATTTCGCCAAGGCTGTTGGTGCGTCGTGGAACGGCACGGAATACGACCTGAAGTTTCCCAACGGGTCGATCATCATGTTCCGGTATGCCGAAAACGTGCAGGACGCCACGAAACGCCAGGGTGGACAGTACCAACTCCTGTTGTTCGATGAGCGCACTCTCACCCCACCCGAAGTGTGCGTGTTCCTGGAATCCCGGCTCCGGTCCGGTCGCGCCGACGTTCCCGTGATCGGGGTCCGCTCCGGAACGAACCCGGGCGGAGTCGGACACGGCGACGTCAAAATGAAATACATCGACGCCACCGACAACGGGAAGAAAATCGTTCTCGACGCCCGTAGGCGCACCGTGCGGTTCATTCCGTCGAAGCTGTCGGACAACCCGCACGTCAACGCCGAGTACGCCGACGACCTTCGGGGCCTCCCCGAACACCTTCGCCGCGCCTTCCTGGACGGCGACTGGAACATGTTTGCCGGTCAGGTGTTCTCAGAGTGGGGCACCGGGGAGCGATTCACCGTGCGCCCGATGTCGATCCCGGACACATGGAAGCGCTACACGGGCGTCGACTGGGGCTACACCGCGCCGTGGGCCGTGGTGTGGGGCGCGGTGGACGAAGACGGCCGTGTGTGGATCTACCGGGAGCTGTACGCCCGCCAGGTTGGCGAAGCCGAACAGGCCCGCCAGATCCTTGCTGCCGAAGCCGGAGAGCCCATCTGCGAGCGGTTCGCCGACGACGCCATGTGGGCGACGCGGGGCGACGCGAAGCCGATCGCGGACGTGTACGCGGACAACGGTGTGTACCTGTCCAAGGCCGGCAAGGGCGGGGGGTCCCGCGTCAACGGGTGGCAGCGCATCCACAGCTACCTCACCGACGCCCCAGCGTGCCCGCACCACCGCGCGATGGGCTGGAAGACCTGCCCGAACCTGCACGTGTTCGACACGTGCGCGAACTTTCTGCGCACTATTCCGGCGCTGCCGCACGCTAAGACCGGTGACCCGGAAGATGTCGACACCAACGCGGATGACCACATTGCGGACGCGTTGCGCTACATGCTGGTAAACATGGGTTCCGGACCGGAATTCATGATGGTGGACTCCGCTGTGAGTGCCGTGGTCGACTCGATCCCGGCCGCTCAACCAATCGGGCCGTTCGCTTACATCCCGCGTGATGATGACAATCCGTACACATACGATGATTACGGCGGGGAGGTGAACATGCCATGGGGTTTTGGGAGCGGGTTTTCGGCCGGGAATCGATGGTAATCGAGGAAGCGGCCAAGAGTAGCGATAATTTTGATCCCACGAAGACGCCAACTCGCGCCGGATACGAATACGGTATTCCGTCCGGTGGTATCAACGAATACACCCAGGGCATCGGATCCGCCACCCAAACTGACCGCCGGTCCATGCTTCAACAGCTCTATGAGGCGTACCTGGCGTGTCCGTGGAGTTGGGCGTGTGTGAACGCCGTCGCGCGCACCATCACCGCCGGTGGTCTGATGACGGACTGGGACACCGACACTGGGGAAGGCGACCAGGAAGCCCCTGACAAGCCGGACAACGTGTTGGCCCTGGAACGGCTGCTCAAGTACTGCAACCCGCAAGAGGACATGCGTCAGCTGTTGCGGGGCATCATCTGTGACTTGTTGGTGTTCGGTGACGCCTACATTGAAGTCGTGTGGGTCGCCGGGATCCCGGTGTCCATGTACAGCCTGGACGCCCCATCCGTGTTTCCCATCGCGAACGAGCATGGTGAAGTCAGCAAGTATATTCAGCTCACCGATTTCGGCCAGCGCGCCGAATTCAAGCCAAACGAGATCATTCATATCTCTTTGGACTCGCCGCGTTCCGGCGTGTTCGGCGTGTCTCCGACGCAAGCCGGTTTGTTGCCGATCACGGCGTGGCTGTTCACGGCCGCCACGCTCAAGGAGACGTTCCGCAAGGGCAATCCGGCGAACATTCATGTGGACATGCCGCAGGGCATGAGCCAGCCGGAAATGAACCGGTGGGTCGGGCAATACATGCAACGCAATGTCGGCCCTCGCAACATCGGTTTCCCGCTGACGACCAAGGGTGGCGCGGCGGTCAAGGAGTTGCAGCAGAACAAGGTGGAAGAGTATTTGCACACGCTCGACCAGAAGCGTGATGAAATCCTCGCCACCTATGGTGTGCCGCCAGCCGAAGCGGGTGTTATCGAATCGGGGAACCTGGGTGGCGGTACGGGTGAATCTCAGAGGAAAACGTTCCTTGTCAACACCTGTCAGCCTATCGCGGAACTGGTTCTGGAGAAGCTTAACTTCTATATCGTTCAGCGTGGCTTCGGTATCGAGGGCTGGCACCTGAAGTTCGGCGAAATCGACATGCGTGACTCCAAGACGATCGAGGACATCCGGGACACGCGCCTCCGGAACGGATCCTGGACGCTGGACCGTTACCGCGCCGACATCGGAGAACCATCCGTGGACGGTGGAGACACCGCCATCCTGGTCGATCGCCAAAACCTGGTGTTGTGGCGGGACATGGTCGCCTACTCCCGTGCCGGAGTCGCCGCGAAGCTCAAGGGCTCCGCGCTCGAACCGATGGAGCCGGGCGAGGATGACGAGCCGTTGGCGTTGGAGAAGCCGGAGAAGGAGCCACCGCCGATGCTGCCGCCGATCCCGAACGGGGTCGGAATGCCGGCACCGCCGGGCGCACCACCAGCCGGCCCGGCCGGGCGCACACCACCTGGTCAACGTCCACCGCGCGAGACGTGGCAACAGCGTTACCGGACGCGGTTGCGGGAAGCGCTGAAAGAACTCCCCGATGACTTCGCCGAGTGAACCGGAGCCGTCGGAACACCCAGCCTCGGGCGTTCCGACGGCCCCAGAACCTGACGACATCCCCGATGGGCCGCTGACTGCCGACAAGGTGAAGGCGCTCATTCCGAAGGTCGTGGACTAGGGGGCTGGTGATCGTGAACAGCACTCAGAACGGATAACCACGATGCCACTTCCCAACGATGTTCCCTTGGTGACTATCAACGGTGATATCCGCAATCCCGTGACCGGCAACCCGGCCGTGGGAGCCGTGACGTTCTCGAACCCGTCCATGTTGCGTGACTCCGTGAGCAATGTGTTGCTGGGTACCACCGTGTACCGGGTGCCTTTGGTGAGCGGCCTGTTTACCGTGGCGTTGCCAGCGACCGATTACAGCGGAATCAGCCCTCAGAACTGGGTGTGGACCGCTGAGGTAGCCACGGACGCCGGAAGCGATCTGTTCCAGTTCAGTTTGCCGTCCACTCCCGCGACGGTGAGTTTCAGCAGTCTGGTTCCGGTCACCACGCCACCCACGGTGCTTCAGTACATTCCGATCACCCAGAAGGGTGTGGCGAATGGGATTGCCACGCTGGGATCCGACGGGATCCTGAGCGTGGCTCAGCGGCCGGCGGCCGGAGCGGGAACCGTCACCTCAGTGTCTAATGTGGACGGCACGATCGTTGTCACTGGAACCCCCACGGTCGCCCCAGTCGTGTCGGTCGGAACCATCGCCGAATCTCAGGTTGCCAACCTGTCAACTGATCTCGCCGCGAAGGTGCCAATCACGCGCACCATCACCGCCGGAACCGGACTGACCGGCGGTGGAGACCTCACGGCGAACCGTACGCTGACCGTGTCCTACGGCACCACCGCTGGAACCTCCGCACAGGGCAATGATTCCCGCGTCACAGGCGCTGTGCAGGCGTCCACCGCAACCGCCAAGGGTGATCTCCTGGTGGCCACGGCCGCATCCACGGTTACCCGGGAAGGAGTCGGCACAGACGGACAGATCCTGATGGCCGACTCCACGCAAACCACGGGTGTCAAGTGGGGAAGTATCAACGCTGGCACAGTGTTTCCGCTGTCCGGCTACGGTTTGCTTACGGCGTCCGACGAGCCCGCGTTCTTCCAGAACCCTAGTCCGTTGTCCAACGGCACGGTGTTCGGCGCGCGGTGCTGGGTGCCGGCGAACACCGCCCTGTCCACACTCACGGCCGCCGTCCGAACCGGTGGCACGTACTCCGCGTCCGCTGTGCCTAACCAGTTGGGCATCTACGACGACACCGGGGCACAGCTACAGGTCACAGTCAACGACAACACGTTGTGGACCACCGCCGGATGGGCTTCTCGCTCCATCACCACGGTTGCGGCGCAGACTGCCGGCCGGTTCGTGTACATCCTCTATATTTTGGGAGGGTTCACGGGGGTTGTGGTGCCGTATGCGTTGGGGGCCAACGATTCCGACGCGCCATGGCTGGCGTTTGGCGTGTCCAACGCGGGCAACAAACGGTGTTTTTACCTGAACGGTCAGACCGCGTTGCCGGCGTCGTTCAATCCGGCCACCGTGGGAACGTCAACAGGATTCATTCCCTTGGTGGGCGCGTACTGAGGGGGTCTCATGAACGGGATTGCCGCCGCGTTGCGTGAGACGTTCGCCCACGGGTGGGCGGCCAGCGGTGGCCCGATGACTCCTCGTGTGCGGGAAGCGTGCCGGGTCGCGGTCGCCATGGGGTGCGAGCATCCCGATGGGGACGTTTTTGAGGTGACCCTGAAACTGGGAAGCCTCGAAGGCACTTGGGCCAAGGTGTACGACCGGCGGGAAGTGTTGTACGTCAAGCACATTGAGGCCGTGACGGACGCATGGCGGCCGATCGTCGATGATCTTCCGATCGTTGACGCGGTCACCCGCTTCCGCCACGCGTCCAGCATCGGCGAGCCATCCGAGTCCATTAAGGACTGGCTGGCCGCCGCCGCCGCACAGGGGCGCTGGCTACTCCACCGCATCACCGAAAGTTTCACCAACAGCAAAGTGGCGAAACTGGTTGCCGCGTTGGTTGCCGCGCTCAAGGACGGCATGGCCGAAGGTGAAGCCGGGGCAATTGCTCTTGCCGCACAAGAGATCCACATCCTTGGTATCGACTTCGACATCGCCTTCAAAGACGCGTGGAACGCGCTGGAAAAGCTGGGCGAGTTCGAAGGCGACGCACGCGGGTGGCTCAGCCGGATCCTGGACGGCATGGCATCAGACGTGGGTCGCACCCTGGCACGACTGGCCGAACAGGGAGCAACCGCGCAAGAGATGGTGTCGGCAGTCCAGGAACTGTTGACAGACAAGGACATTCGCGCCATCGAAACCCTGGTCGACATGGCTATGGGGCAGAGTTTCGCACGCGGAACGCTCGCCCTGTACGCCCGCCAAGGCGTGCGGCAAGTCGACTTTTTCACCGCCGGTGACACCCGCGTGTGCGTCGTCTGCGACACGTTCGAGAAGCACTCGCCGTACGCGTTGGTGGAAGCACCACACCCAAGCATCCACCCGTTTTGTCGGTGCACTCTTGTTGCCACACAACCACTTCAGGCGTTGGACTTCACGCCCTACCTTCCAAAGGAGGTCACGCCGTGACGCTCAACCCTGTGATCACACTGGTTGATCAGAACGGATTGCCCACCCAGTCGGCCGCGACCACGTTGCTTGTGGTTCCGTCGGCCGCGTACACGACAGCGAACACGGGAACAGCGTTCTCCACCAGCAACATCACCTATCTTGCGGTGGACATGAATGTCACCGCGTTGACCGGCGGCACCAGTCCGGCCGTCAACTTCTTCGTCCAACGGCTGGGAGCCGATGGAGTGTGGTACCTGGTTTCCAGCCTGCCGGCCATCTCGACCGTGTCCACCGTGACGTTCGACATGGGACCGGGATTCGCGTCCACCGGGCTCCCCAACGGAACGCAGCACGCGGTGTTCACCACACAGGCGCGGTTCGGGTGGACCTTCACCGGCTCACCCACGTCGGTCACGTTCTCCGCGTCGGTGGTGGGCCGGTGACCCGCGTCGCCGGACACCCGGCCGATCAACATGCGGACGCGGACGGGTTCGTGGCCGCGTTGCTCGAAGCGCTCGAAGTGCCAGAGGTGAAGATGGCCGTCTTGCGGATCGTGGGGCGGGCGCAACAGTCCAGCACAACCACACTGGCACGCGGCCAGCGCGTCAGGAAGTGAGGATGCCGTGGCCCGACGTATCGCGACCGTAAGCGGCATCGCGCTCCGCCCTGGCGTCAGCCGCAACGGGCGACTGTACACAAAGGACATGATCGCGCGGGCCGTGGCCGAAGCTCAGGCGCGGATCGCGTCCGGTGACGCGAAGTTCCGCAACATGGACGACGACATGGAAGAGTCCGACAACTACATGTCGCAACGCACCCACCACGCGGCTGAAGACGACTCGACCCGCATCGTGGGCCGCGTGACCTCCCTGACCCTGAACCGGGACGGGGAAGCGGAGTTCACCGCCGACGTGGCGGACACCCCGCACGCACGAACCATTGACAGTCTCATCCGACCCAAGCAAGACCCCAACGACCCGGACGACGTGGAACCCTTCCTCAAGGGGGTCTCCATCCGTGGCGCTTGGTCCGGCAAGGTGCAAACCGTTATGCACAATGGGACTCCGGTCGAGAAAGGCGAAGACCTTCACATCTACGGCCTGGACTACACGGGAACACCCGGTGTGCCCGGAGCCGAGATCACCGGATACCGCCGCGCCGGCAACCAGGCACGAGAAGCGGACGACCGTGTCCTGATCTACGAATCCATTATGGAGGGACACGTGGAGACTGCGGAAACCACGGAGAACGCCGCCGATCACCGAGTGTCCGGGTGTGACGGCGAGTGCTGCGCTGACTGCGGAGTCAACGCGGCCAACGAATCGGTGACAGAGAAGGGCGCTCCCGCTCTGAAGTCCGGGAAGCCGGCAGCGGCACCTACCAAGGCCCCGAGTGGTTCGTACGCGGACCCGGGATACCAGGACGACAAGGCGAAGCGATACCCGATCGACACGAAGGCGCACGCGAAAGCCGCGTGGGGCTACATCAATCAGGCCAAGCAGGCGAAGAACTACACCGCCGCACAGCTCAAGCGGATCAAGGGCCGTATCAAGGCCGCCCTGAAGAAGTTCGGGGTTGACGTCACAGACGAATCGTGGCTGATCGACCGCTGGCAGCTGACGGAGTCCGTCACCGAGAACATGGCCTACGCCATGTTGGACGGCAACCAGGCCAGTTTTCACGTGAGCCTGGACAACGGCATGGTGTGCGTCACCGTCTCGTCCTGCTGTGTGGACCCCCATGATCTCGACGCGTTGGGTCACGCCGCGATGGAAGCCGCGTGCGCGGCACTGGAGAAGATCGACCCGGACATGGACGGAGACATGGACGTTCCTGGCGCACCCGCCGAAGACCCGGACATGGACACCGAATCCAAGCCGGACGACGACGCCATGGAGTCCATTGCGGACCCCAAGGTGAAGGAAACCGAAGCGGCACCGGAACCGGTTGCCGACGACAACAAGGAGGAGGCCGCAGTGAGCGAGCCAACCGCCCCGGCGTCGGAAAAGCCGGCCGCCGCGACCGAAACAACCGAGAACAGCGGCCTGGACGCCCTGTCCGCGAAGTTCGACAAGCTGACCGATGCCATCGCTGGCCTGGTGACCAAGATGGCCGCGCCGGCCCCGGTTGCCGCGACGGAGAGCGTTGTGGAGGCCCCAGCTGCTCCGGTCGTGACGGAGACCGAAGACCAGCGTGTGGCGCGTCTGGTCGCGGAGCAGGTGGCCGCACAGCGGACCGCCATGATTCAGGAGCTGGTGGAATCGGGCTACGCGCCATCCCGCAAGGGACTGGTTGCCCCGGCCGTGCAGGAAGCGGCTTTGGGTGCCGGCGCTGGTGACGAGTACCCGGCGAACTGGCCAACCGAGAACGGTCAGCCTGTCGCGCCGCACAAGCTGACGGAGGAGCAGTTCCGTAGCATCACGCGCCCAATGCTCGAACAGGCCGTGCTGGGCAACCGTTCCATCTTCCGCCAGCAGTGAGACCCACCCGCCCCGGCACTTCCCCGCCGGGGCGGGCCTTCGGGGGATCGATCCGACCGCCGCGCACGCGGTGCCGTTTCGGCAGTGATGGTCACCAACCAACCGTCCCTTGTGGACGGTTTTTTCATGCCCCCACCCCGTAATGACCATCAACTATCGAAAGTGAGGCCCCCGTGCCTTCTGAGCTTCGGGAGGCGTTGACCGCTGCCGGCGCGTCAGCCCTTATCCCCAAGATCATCGACCCGATGCTGTTGGAGTACCAGCGGCGCTACTCCCCTCTGGTGCGGTCGATTCCGTCCCAGAAGTGGAACAGCGACACCTATTACTTCAACCAGCGCACCGTGAACCCGAACGGCGGGTTCGTTGTCGACGGTGGCGCGCGGGTCGTGTCGAACTCGACCTACGTACAGAACTCGTTTGGCATCAAGCACCTTCAGGTAGTCGGCGCAATCACCGGCTACGCCCAGGAAGTGACTCGCCAGGTAATCGGGGACTTGCGAGCACGTGAAATCGAGGGGTCCATCCGTGGCCTCTACTGGGACATTGAGACCGCTCTCCTGTGGGGAAACGCGGGCTCCACTCAGTTCGGACCGTACCCACAGTTCGATGGCCTGGACTCGCTGATCAACACCTACAGCGGCGGAAACCAGAACGCCCAGGACAAGGCCGGCGCGACGCTGACCCTGGCACATTTGGACGAACTGATCGACATGGTGGAAACCAACGCCGCGATGTCGGTGTTCGACTCCACATGGCAGCTGGTCATGAGCAACACCGCCGTGTCGAAGATCGCTCAGCTTCTGACCAACCAGCAGCGGTTCATGGACCGTGTTGAGGTCGCGGCCGGTCTGATCGTGCCGACCTACCGTGACATTCCGCTGATCAAGTCGTCGTTCATGAGCACTCGTTCCATTCAGATGGGCACGGTGACATCGGCAACGGCGACAACAGGCGGAACGCTCGCGGCGGCCACCTACTCCTACAAGGTGTCGGCGGTTGTCGCCCGCCAGGGTGAAATCGCGGCCTCGGCGGAGGTTTCCCAGGCCACCACGGGATCCACGTCGACGGTGACGCTGTCGTTCTCCACGCCTACGGGCCTGGACGGGCTTCAGCCAATCCTCTACAAGGTGTACCGCTCGACTTCGACGGGCACGGAAACCCTTCTGGGGTACGTGGACGCGAACGTTGGTTTCCAGGCCGACGGCATCACGCCACTCCTCACAACGTCCATTGTGGACACTGGGGCAACCCTGATCCCACAGAACGGTTCGACCCAGCCGGCCACGTTCCCAGCGACCTACCAGGGAACGAACACGAACAAGTTCCCGGCGGCCGTAGGAAACGAGAACGTCTACCTGATGTCTCGCGACTACGACAACATCTGCCGGCCGTACGTTCGCGAGCTGACACCGTTGGACGTCTACCCGACGACAACCAGCCCAGACAGCCTGCCCTACGCCATTATTTCGGACACCGTGCTCGCCGTGCGTGGTCCGAAGTTCCTGGGTGGTCTGTACCGCGTCAACACGGCTGTGTGATGACCCGGTGCCGGGTGGCCACCAGCAAGCCGCCCGGCACCGTGCACCCCGCCGACTATGGACTGACCTCCCCGTGTCGGCGGGGTGCGTCCACAATGGAGGTTCAAAGATGTTGCTACGCAAGGAACATGCCGGTTCCGACACGTTCGGGAACGTGTGGGAGACCGACGGTGCGGTTGTCGACGTGCCAGAGGAACAGGCCCGTCAGCTGTTGCGGATCCAGGACGCTGGGTTCAGCGAAGTGGCGGAAGTCCCTGTGACGCCAAGGGTTCCGAAGGGACCGGCGCAGAAGCTGATCAGCGAGTCGCCGAAGCCACTTAAAGCCAAGAGCGTTGCCAACAAGGGAATCGACGTCTCCACCTTCACGGAGTGAGCCATGGCACTGGATTCGCCCACGCCGCTTGCCACGGCAGCGCAGATGAAACAAGGGGCGTTCGCGGACCTGGTGCGAAGCTTCACCGACGACGCCCTGAACGAGATCATGGTTGAGGCCACCCGGGCGTGCGAAACCGAGTGTCAGCGCCGCCTGGCCCCGTTCGTTGGTCACTTCGAAACCCATCGGTGCCAAGGGATCGACCCAGATGAGTACACCGACACGGCGAACTTGCCTCTGGACCTTCAGGGCGCGCTGGGCCGGTCATACGCGTACGCCATGGGCGCGTCCACGCTCGTGCGCCACTTGTGGCTGAACGAGTACGCGCCTCTCTACCCCGAGTACTGGACCTATTCGGACATCTCCCTGATGATCGTGCGGTCTTACGGCGGGTCAGAAAACCTTGTGGCCACACAGTTTCAAGGACCCGAGGTTGACTCAGGTCATGTGTGGTTCAACCTGGGCAAGTTCATTCCTATTGGCTCCCTGGCCCGGGTGACGTACTCCGCCGGCTACAGCACGGTTCCGGCTGACCTGGTCCGCGCGTGCAAGTACATGGCCGCCTCCGTCGCGTGCCGTGAACTGGACCCGATGTTGCAATCCCAGCACGGACACGACCCGGACAAGCTTGAGGCATTGGCCGTGTCGTGGCTGTCGCCGTACATGCGGAGCTGACCATGGCGCGCGGTTACCCTATGTCGCCCACTGCCCGCGCCAAGCTGTCCGCCCGCATGAAAGGCCACGGGTGGGGCGGCAAGCGCCATGTCGGCGGCCACAAGGGGCACCGGATGTCCGCCGCGCAAAAAGCGAAGATTTCCAAGGCGCTCAAGGGTAAGAAGCATCCGCACAAGGGGCACTCCCCAACCGCCGCGACCCGCGCGAAGATCGGGGCCGCGCTCCGCAAGCGCGACGCGGCACGCGGCACCCGCCGTCCGCGCGCCACAACCGGCACCCGACACCTGTCGGCAAAGTCCCTGGGCAACTTGCGCCGTCCGGCCAAGGGAGCGTTTCACCGCTATGTCATGGCTCGTGGTCTGCGCACGCACAAGTTCCACAGTGGCACGCACAGGCTGATTTCCTCGACCACCTATCGCAGCCGAAAGTCTTTGCTGCACACCAAGGTTCGCCGCCGCCGCACGCGCATCATCATCCATCGCTACGTCCGTCATCACCGTGTGTGGCATCGCAAGAAGCGGAAGCGGAGGTGAGGGCGAATGTCCACATCGGACGCCGTGCAACGTGAAGCGGACTGGCTGTCTTCATTCGGTGACGGACTGCCCGCGTTGCTCAAGACGAACGGCGGCCCATGGGACCTGGTTCAGGCGTACTGGCCTCGGACGCCGAACTACAACCTGAACGGCATCTACGTCACGCGGACCAGGATCACCGATATTCGATGGTCCAACCAACGGAAGCTGCCGCGATACACGTTCCGCCTGAAGCTGTTCTGGCGTATTGGTTCCACCACAACGGGAACGATGATCGCCGAGACGGAGCAGGCCAATTTCGACGCGGCCGTGGACCTTCTGATCGATCGACTTCGGGGCACGTTGGGCGACAAGACCCACGGTGGACGGTTCCTGTCCGCCACCGAGGCACCCGGCCGGAACCCCGAGATCAACATCGATTTTGACCCGCCAGAGACCACGATGGACCGTGGTTTCCTGTCCGGCACCGCCAACTATGAGGCGGACGACTTGGAAGTCGTTATCTAACAAGGAAAAACCGGAGGCACGCGTGTTGCAGCGCAACGTGTCGGGCAGTCCTCTCGTCCTGCCAACGCTCGATCCGCCCGCCGAGGTGCTTCCGGGCGACACGATCGAACATCCCGAACTGTTGGCCGGGTTTGAAGAGGTCACCGACGAACAGTCCACTGAGGACGAACCGGCTCAGCCGGCGCAGGAAGACGAAGTAGAGCGGGCCGCCCCGTCGGCCACGACCGATGAGGAGGTGGACGACAAGTGACCCAGCTTTCCCGCCTTGCGATTTTGGGCCTGGCAAAGGAAACCGTAGCCGGAACGTATGTGGCCCCTACTGTGTACATTCCGTTCACCAAGGCTGATTTCGAGGATGTCTACACCGAGCTTAAGGACGAGTCGTACCGCGCCAACGACACCATGCTTCAGGGCATGTACCAAGGTCCGGTGCACGCGACGTGGGATATCTCCGTCCTGGCGTATCCGGACCTGTTGGGCCACTTCCTTCGGGGCATCATCGGCCCGGACACGGTGACGGCCGGTGTGTCCACGACGGTCGCCACCGGTGGTTCCGCCATCGGCGCGACCACGCTGCCGTCCACCGCGTCCATTGCCGCCTTGACCTACATCCAGGTGGGCACGGGCGCGACGCTCGAATACGCGTACGTGACCGCCGTGACCGGCACTGGCCCGTACAACCTGACGGTGACCACGGTCGTCGGTCAGACAGTGGGCCTGACGAAGGCGCACAGTGCGACGGAACCGATCGTGGCCCAGTCCACGCACACGTTCAACCAGTCGGCCAACCCGTCCACGAAGGCCACGTACTCGCTGACCGTGTACGACACGACCCAGACGGTTTCGTACTCGGGCGCGGCAATGTCGGATCTTGCCGTGAAGATCGACCCGAAGGCGTCGGTCACCCTGGACCTCAAGTACACGACGTTTCCTCAGGTTGTTCAGTCGTCCATGACTCCGACCTACACGGCGCTTCCGCCGATGCTGGGTTGGGAATGGAACATGACCAACGCGGGAGGCGCGTCCACCCGGGGTCTTACCTACGATCTGACGGTGAAACGTGCCGTGGAACCCGTTCACTCCTCGGACGGCATCCAAGCGCCACGCGAAATCTTCCAGGGCGCGTTGGAAGTCGACGGCACGTACAAAGCGATCTTCGAGAACCAGACGGACCTGAACCTGTATCTGAACTACACCCAGACTGTCACCACCGCGTTGCTTCAGCAGCCGGCGTCCGGCACCGACGGATCGGGCGCGTCGCTCGCGCTGACCATGTCGAAGTCCGGATACTTCAAGGGAAAGCGTGATTTGGCGTCCAACTACGTCCAGGCTGATTTCAGCCTGTCGGGTATCTACAACTCGACCGACACCGGAGCCGTCGCGGTCGTGCTGAAGAACTTCCAGTCCACCGCTTACTGATCAACAACAACCAGCGCGCATGACCGTCCACAATGGATGGTCATGCGCGCTGATGCCTTCAGGAGGTCACATAATGGGATACGCAAACCGTCTGGTGCACCTGGACTTCACCGAAGAACTGGCCGAACCCGGCGACCAGGTTTGGATCACCATCCGCAACCCGAAGCTGTTGGCGGCCGGCGAACTCCGCCCCCGCGACGTCGCCATGATGCCCGACGGGGTCACACCCGTGAACCTTGGCGATGCCGAATCGGCCATGTATGAAATGCTGGCCAAGCTGATCGTCGGCTGGCACGTGTACGACGCCTCCGATATCGCGTTGGACGAGGCCGGAAACCCTATGGAGCAAGACATTCTGCCACTCCCGGCCACTCCGGACACCGTGGCGAAGCTCCCGGCCATCATCGTCAAGAAGATTTCCGAGGAGATCACCAACGCCGTAAACCCCCAGTAGGGCCGGGGCATCCCTACACGGAAGACGTGCTCTGGCCCGCCGAGTCCATCTATGAGGGCACATGGGGCTCCGGGGCTCCGCCACAGGAAATGGCGGATTTCGAACTCATGTACCACATGCACTGGTCGTGGCCTGATCTGTGCGCAACCCCGCTGTACGTGAAGCGATACACGTGGGACCTGTTGCAGGCCAGGCTTTCCGCCGAACGGGAAGCCCAGGAACGGGAGACACGCAAGCATGGCCACTGAACTTCGATCCGGCGTGTTCTCCGCCCTGTTCGCTCGCATTGCTGTTGAGGCGCAAGGAAAAGCAGCCGCCGCGCTGGCCGTGGTCGGCACGGCGGTGGAGCGGCAAGCGAAGATCAACGCCTCCACCGGGTCACACCCGTACGGCACGCCCACACCAGCGTCACCGGGGACCGGTCCGGCCCGGATCTCCGGGACGCTGGTCCGGTCCATCACGCACACCGATCCGGCTATGGACTTCGCTGGCTGGTCCATGAAAGTCGGAACCGCAACCGGCCTGTACCCGCGCTATCGCACCATGTACGGCCGCACGTTCACCAGCAAGACACCAGCGAACAAGTACGGGCTGTACCTGGAAAAGGGAATGCTGCGCAACGGTGCCGCGTACCCGTTCATGGGTCCTGCGGTCACGTTCGCCACGCGGCACATTGCCGCGTTGGCGTACGAGAAGATTTTCGGCGCTCCGTGGAACGTGAGCTGAACTCATAGGGGTGCGCAGTGGCCGAACAGATCAGCGATCTCTATGTGCTGCTCCGCGCCGACACCGGACAATTGATCGGCGGCTTCACCGAAGCGTCCGTATCCGGCGAAGAGATGGCCGCCAAGGTCGCCGCTGTCACCGCCGACGTTGAAGCCGAAATCGCACGCATGAACGCGTCGCTGATCTCGGTTGGCGCGGCATCCGACGAAATGGCGTTGCAGACCACCGCCGACTTCGAAGCCATGTCGGTCAAGACGAAGACACTGGCCCTGGACTTCGAGGCCATGGCAGCCAAGGCCGAAGCGTCCACAGTGGCCATCGGCACGGCGACCGCGAAAGCCGAAGAGGACGCCGCGAAAACGGCCGCCTCGAACGCGGCGACCATGGCGAAGGTCAGCGCGTTGGTCGGCGCGGCCGGCGCGCTGGTCATCGCCGGCACAGCGAAGATGTCAGGCGATTTCGAGTCCGCCACCCAACGCCTGGTCAGCTCCGCCGGAGAGTCCGCAGACAAGCTCCAGATGGTCCGTGACGGGCTTCTCCAGATGGCCGGACAGGTTGGAGACAGCTCCCTGGACCTCGCGCACGCCGGCTACTTCATCGAGTCCATGGGCTACCACGCTCAGGCTGGCCTGGACGCGCTGAAGGCCGCCGCCGAGGGCGCGAAGCTGGAAAACGCGGACTTGAACACCGTGGCTAAAGGCCTGACAGCCACGATGAACGACTACGGCCCGAAAGTCGGGGACGCGGCCACGGTCATGTCCAAGCTGGTGACGGCCGTCGGTGACGCCGGCACCACGTTCGAGGACTTCACGGGCGCACTGCACAACGTGCTTCCGCTGGCGTCAGCCATGAATGTCCCGTTCAACGACATTGCAGGCGCGTTGGCGGAGATGACCGCGCATGGCATGAGTGCCGACCAGGCGTCTCAGAATCTGTCGAACGCGTTGCGGGAGATGCAAAAGCCGTCATCGGACATGACGAGTTACTTGGCGCAGATTGGAATCACAGCGTCCGATCTGACGGACAAGCTTGCCACGCGAGGGCTCACAGGCACGCTGAACGACATCAGCCAAGCGATCATGAACAAGATGGGGCCGTCCGGGAAGGTCCTGATCTCCGCGTTCAATGAGTCCAAGCAAGCCTCGCAAGACTTGCAAGTGATGCTGCAAAACATGCCGAAGTCGTTGCAGGCAACGGCAACAGCGTTCCTCAATGGACAGATCACGGTCAACGACTGGCGGCAGGCGATTAAGGCGTTGCCGACCGACCAGCAAGGCATGGCAACCCAGTTCGCCGCGCTGGCGAACAAGGCCGACGGCTTCAACAACATTTTGAAGCAAGGTGGCCCAGCCGCCCAGTCCTACAGCCAGGCCATGCAACGCGCCACGGGCAACGCCACGTCGCTGAACGTCGCCCTGATGCTGACGGGCCAGAACACGGCGGCCACGAACAAGGCCGTTAACGACATTGCCGCATCCACAAAAGACGCGGATGGAAGCGTCAAGGGATGGGCTGACATCCAGTCTACGTTCAACCAGAAGCTGGATGAGGCGAAAGCCGCTCTCGGTGCGGTCGCGATTCAGCTGGGCGCGGTGTTCCTGCCAATTCTGTCGAAGGTTCTCGGAGCGTTGGCGGACTCGGCACATTGGCTGTCGGAGCACCCGACGTTGATCAAGGCCGTGGCTATTGCGATCGGTATTCTCACGGTGGCCGCCTTGGCGTTCGCCGCCGCCATGGTGATTGTGAATATCGCCATGTTGCCAGAGATTGGCGTCATGCTGGCGGTCACGGCGGTGATTCTCGCTGTTATCGCGGTGATCACCATCCTGACTATCATCGTGGTTGAGATCGTCAATCACTGGCAGCAGATTTCCGATTTCTTCGTGGATTTGTGGAACACGGTCAAGAATGCGTTCGAAACGGCGATCGACTGGATCGGCGACAAGATCGGCGAATTCATTGACTGGGTGAAGCAGATTCCTCAGAAGGTATGGGACGGAATCAAGGCGCTGGGAAGCAAACTGGCTGACATCGCCAAAAGCGCCTGGGACGGTTTCACCAAGTTCATTTCTGACGGAATCAACAACACTATCACGCTGCTCACCCATTTTCCCGAAAAGGCCGGATTTGCGATCGGCTACCTGATCGGAACATTGGCGAAAAAGGGCAAAGAAGCGTGGGACGCGTTCACCGGCGCTATCGCCAACGCCTGGAACAGCACCGTGCAATGGTTCAACGACCTACCCAACAACGTGTCCAACCTGATGTCCGACGCGAAAAACTGGCTGACCGGCCCCGGAAAAAACATGGTCCTGGGCTGGCTGGACGCCATTGGCCAAAAAGCCGAGGACGTGTGGACATGGATGAAATCGGTGCCACACAAGGTCGTCAGCTTCTTTGACGACGCCGGAGATTGGCTTGTCCAAAAGGGCAAGGACATCCTCCACGGCGCGGAAGACGGCATCAACAACGGATGGGAATCCGTCAAAGCGTGGTGGAGCGCGACGTTCCCCGACGGGATCATGCGATTTTTCCGCAATGCCGGAAACTGGCTGTACCAAACCGGCCGCGACATCCTGACCGGCTTGGTGAATGGTATCAGCTCCGCTATCGGCTGGGTCTGGGACACCGTGACCGGGTTCATCTCCAACCTGATTGCCGGCGTCAAAGCGGGATTCGACTCACACTCGCCATCCCGCGTGTTCCACGCTATCGGTGAAGACCTGATGCACGGACTCGGAAACGGAATCAGCGCCAAAGCCGGAACCGTGATCGACCTCGCCAAGAAGACGACCAGCCAAATCGTCGGCGCGGCCAACATCGGTGACATGACCATGACCGGTAACTTCACCGGCCCCAGCGGGCTCGCTACCGGAATCAACCGGGGCGGGGCCGGTGCGCAACAAGTCACCATCATCGGCCCTATCACCGTGCAAGGAAACATCCGCACCACACAGCAGTTCGTTCGCGAACTCCAACAGGAACTGCTCCGATACGGAATCCGCAATATCAACAACGCCACCAGTTACACCGGGTTCGGATCGGGGTGAGTCATGGCCAACGCGAACAAGAATTTTGCTTTGACCATGTGGGAAGTCGATTTCACCGGCGGGCCGCCTGGTCTGGCGGCAACTCGGTACAGCATCAACGCCCCGTATCGTCGCCTGGCGGTACGGGGCGCGGACATCGTGCACGGCCGCCAGTACGAGTTGGACCAGGTGCAGGCTGGTCAGGCCACCGTGTCCATCACGGACCCGTTGGAACTGCTCACCCCGGCCAACACCGGCTCCGTGTTCAACACCGGCTCCAACAAGGTATTGCCGTACCGCCGGTTCCGGGCCGCCGCGATGTGGCCCAACCAACCCGGCTCCGGAAACATCAACAACCCCAACGTGAACGGCAACTACGATCCGTCATTCGAATTGGAAACCGTCGGATCCACGTTCCCCGGCGTCTGGGCCCCGGCCGGCGGCACCACCACCTGTGTGGTGAGCAACGCTCAGCACTTCGTGGGGTCGCAGTCCATGCTGGTCACCCAGTCCGCCGCCGGAGCCGGTTTCGGATCGGTCAACGGATTCCGCACCGCGCCCGGCGTGGACTACACCATCAGCCTGTACGTGTACCCCACCAACGGGCCCGTGCTGTTCCAGGTCGTTGACGGCAACGGCGTCACGCACAACTCCGCCACCGCGTCCACACTGAACACGTGGACACGGTTGTCCGTGTCGTGGACGTGCGTGGAGGCCCTGGAAAACATCACCGTGTACGGCACCACCGCCAGCACGCCCATGTTCTACGTGGACGCGGTGATGCTGGAATTCGGGCTGGTATCGCCGTCCGCGTTCACCACCACCGGGCCGACGCTGTATATGCTCCACAACGGCTACGTCGAACGCTGGCCCACCGCGTACGACAACGCTGGCAAGCGCGCGAACCACCCGCTTCAGGCGGTGGATGGGTTGGCCATCATGTCGCGGACCGCCATTGCCCAGTCCTATTTGGCGACGATCACCGCCGATAATCCGCAGTTGTACCTTCCGTTGTCGGACACAGCCGCGCCGGGCCGGTTCACCATCGGCGGCAACAACTTCCTGTCCACGCCGTCACCGACTCCCACCGGCTCGTTCAACTGGGCGGGGGACCAGTTCCTGGACGGCACCAACGCGCTGGTGATGACCCAAAAGAACCAGTTCACCCCGCCGACCAATGGCGGTCTTCAGCAGGACACCGAATGGAACATCACGGCTGGAACATTCAGCGTGAACACGGTGGCCGCCACGTTTGAGGTGTGGTTCAAATACAATTCGGGTTTGATCGCTCCGCTTCAGGCGGCCGTCATCACCGACGGCAAAACGGTTCTTCCTGATCAGCAGTATGTTCAAACCAACAGCGCGTTTTCAGGCAGGCTGGCCGCTTCCGTGGCGGACAATCTGACAAGCACGAACGCGGTTGTCGCGTTCCCGACCGGCACGGGATTCGCCGACGGACAATGGCATTACCACGCTGTTACGCTATACACGTCCGGCGGCATGGCGTCCACAGTGGACGGAGTTGAACAGGACTTCGTCATCACCGCCCCCACGGCAATCTGGGGGGTGAACAATATTCACTTCGGCGTCAGCACAGGATTCGGAAACCCGGACGCGCAAATGTCCGTGTGCAACTGGGCCTACTACCCCCGGGATATCGGGTCGACTGCGCGCCACAATCACTACCTTCGCGGATCCGGATACATCGGCGAATTGTCCGGCGCGCGCGTGCAACGCCTGATCAACCAGTACTGGAATTCAACGAACTCCATCGCGGGCGGACAACTAGCGCTGGCACCCGATTTCAGTTACAACGGCCGCACTCTCCTGGATGTGATCCAAGAAATCCAGGAGTCAGAGCGCGGGCTGGCCTACATGAATGCGGCCGGAACATTCGTGTTCGAAGACCGCACAAGCCGGTACCTGAATCAGACGGCGCTGTGGACGTTCGGGGAGAACGCGGCCGGCGGAGAGTTCCCGTACACCGATATCCAGTTTGACTACGACCCGACGTACACGTTCAGCCAGGCAAATCTGTCGCGACCGGCGAACAGCAATTTCGCGCCGATGGTGAACAGCGCGGCGCAGGCGAACTACGGCCAGCGGATCCTGACGCAAACCGTGCAATGCAACACCGATTTTGACCTGACACAGGCCGGGATCTTCTATCTCGCACGTTACGCGGCACCCATCACACGTGTCTCCAAACTGACGTTGGATCCGTCGTCAAACCCGGCCCTGTGGCCGGTCGTGCTGTCGCTGGAAATTTCCCAGCGGGTCACGGTCAAACGCCGGTCGGACTATCTGACAACCAGCGGCGACTACTACATCGAACAAATCGAACACCACATCGACGCCGAACAGGGCACGTGGACGACGGATCTTCAATTGTCGCCCGTGTTCGTGGCGCAGGCGTGGGTGTTGGGGGATGCCACATACGGCGTGCTGGGAACGACAACCGTGCCCGTCTACTGAGGAGGTTTTCATGGCAGTAGCCAATTATCTCGTGCGACCCATCAAGTATTCGGCGGTGGTGTGGGACGGGACGAACGTCACTGACGTGAATACGGTGTGCCAGTTGTCGCATTGGTCTTTCACCGCAGACAACGGGGGCACCGCGCACACGCCATTTGGGAACTCTTTTACGGTTGCGACTGGAATGTGGGCTGTCGCCGGAGACGGCACTGTTCAATTCCTGGGCGACACGGATTTCCAAAATCAGTTCATCGCCGGGTCGTCCTGGATCGTTTCCGCCTGAAGTCGCGTAGCGCACATAGGGAGGTCGTCGCGCTGTGACAATGCCCACTTTCACCGATGGCAACGTGGTTCACCAAGCATCACTGAACGCGCTGTCCACCGGTATCAACAATATTAACACCACCGTCACCGGGGCTGCTGCGCCGCGCTCCTATGTACCCACCGTACGGTTGCGGCGAGTAGCCGGACAGAACATCACCAACAATACGAACACCACGATCAGTTGGGACACCATCGACGTCAACAATGACAACATGTTCACGCTGGTGTCGCCCACTCAGATCACTATCCAGACGGCCGGCAGCTACGCGTTTGACTGCGAATTCGGCTTCACGCTTAACGGCTCCGGTCACCGTGTCATCTGGGGCACGAAAAACGGAACCAGCACAACGGCCAACAGCGTGGCTACAGACGAACAAACGGCCATGAGCGGGGCAACCGGCCGGGGCAACACTATGCACATGGCGACCGTAATGCCGAACTGTGTAGTCGGTGATACATTCTTTGTGATTGTGTTCCAAGATTCCGGCGTCACTCTCACTAGCATCACCAGTGGTTTTCAGCCGGTTTCCAGTTTGTCTATGTGGCGCATCGGCCAGTGACGGAGGTCCCCGATGACTGAATATGGAATCGACGTGTCCGGTTGGAACAGCGTGTCCGATTGGGGCGCGGTGCGCGGCAACGGCATCACGTTCGCGTCCATCAAAGTCACCGAATCCGCCGGCTACGTGTCCCCAGACGCGTCGGGGCAGACCAACGGGGCACGGAACGCGGGCATCGCACCGGGCGGCTACCACTTCGCGCGTAGCGACACCACCCCGGAGGCGCAGGCCCAGTTCTTCGCGTCGGAATGCCGGGCGCGGGCGCTGTTGCTGAACGGCTCGTTCGTGCCGATGCTCGATCTTGAAGCGGCGGAGTTGCGGGCGACCGCGAACGACTTCACTCGCCGGTTCATCCACGCGTTCCGCATTTACAGTGGACAGCCGAAAATCGCGGTGTACAGCAACACCGACTGGTTCCGCAACGTCCTAGACATGTCGTGGGCCGACGACAACGTGTTTCTGTGGATCGCAGCGTGGAACGGCGACCCCGGCAATCCAGGTTGGTCACATCCGCGTCTGGCGTTGCATCAGCACACCGACGCCGGAACCGTGCCAGGTGTGGCCGGGACGGTGGACCGGGACGCCACTGTGGCCCCGTTCACCCTCGCGTCCATGCTCGTGGGGGACACACAACTCATTTCCGACGGAGTGGCATCAACCCCAGGAGACATCATGTTTCAATTCGTGTGCAATATCGACACCTTCGAGCCCGCCACCGGCAACCTGAGCGACAAGGCCACCACCAACGCGAATGTGCTGCTGTTGCTGGGTGGCGGATACGCCCAGCCGGCCACGTGGGCTGACGTGCAGGCCAAGGACAAGACATACAACGGCGACGGGACCGGCTCCGTGCTGGGACTGCCCGGGGCCGCCTACGCCGGCTATGTGGCCCTGGACGCGGCGGTACGCGCCCGGGATACCGCATTGGCCGGGCTCGGTTCGGCCGGCGCGGCGGGCGCGACCCCAGCGGAGGTGACGTCTATTGTGGACGCCGCGTTTGCCGGCCACACTGGGACGCTGACCTACCACGTCAACGGGTGACCCGGGTGATCATGGCGCGCGGCGGTGTGCCGGTTCTGGTGCGGTCTGGCCGCAACCCGTTCGAGGTGCTGATGCTGTGCGCGTGCGCTTTCGCTGGAGCTATCGGTCTTCTCGCGCCGAACGCGTCGGCAAATGCGGTCACCAACACGTTGCCGCATTGGGAAGTGCTGTGCTGGTATAGCGGTTTACTCGCGGGGGGCGTCATCAGTTTGGTCGGCGTAGCCAGGGGAGGAGTGATGTCACTTCTCGTGGAACGTGTCGGCATCATTCTTCTTGGCTGCCTCATGCTGGCATACGCTCTTGCGCTTTTTGCGCAAGTCGGTGTCCGGGGGACACTTCCGGCTTTGGTTACAGGATTGTTCGCCGTGGCGTGCGTCGTTCGTTTCGTGTACATCACGGTGGACCTGAAACGCATGGAGGACGTTGCCACCAAGCAATTGGACGGTGACGAATGAATTGGGCAGACATCACCGCTCTCATCGGCGCTCTTGGAGGTGCCGGTGGTGTGCTCGCCTTTATCGACGGATACAGGAAGCGGAAGCGTATTCCTATCGATCAGTCTACCGCTATCGCAAACAACGCGGTCGCTTTGATTGAACGGCTGCAAACACAAGCCGACACCCTGCAACGGCAGTTGTATAATGCGAACAGCCGTGCGGATGACTTGGCGGAAAAGCTGAAAGCGGCCAACGCGCGGGCGGATGATTTGCAGGACAAGCACGACACGCTATTGCTTCAGTTGTCCGACGCGCAGTTTCAGATGCGGAGTATGCGGACCACGATCAACACACTATCCGCGACTCTGAACCGACACGGAATCACTGAAACATAGGAGGTCGCACGTGATTGCCATTGGACGCACAGTCCATTACGTGAGCTACGGCACCCGCAACGGCGAATACACGCCGGAGTGCCGGGCCGCGATCATCACGGAAGTGGGCCAGTGGGTGACGGTTTTGCAACAAGAATTTCCGGCCGATCCGGAGCCGCTGGGACCTAGCATTACCCAGGCAGACGGGACTGTTATCCATTTTGTTGACGGAAACGGGAACCCGTTGACGTTCCCGGGAACGGATAAGCGGACCCGCGTCCTTGTCCAGGAATTTCACCCTGAGGCGTGCTCCATGTCGGTGCATAACCCGACCGGCGTGTTCTTCAACTCCGGCGGAGTGCCGATCGAGCACGACGAGACCAAGAAGCCGGGAACCTGGCACTGGCCGGAGGGATCCCCGGCCGCGCAGGAGGCGATGGCATCGTGACCGTGTTGCGGGCGGTTCTGGTGCCGCTGGCTGGCCTGTTGCTGGCGCTGGCGTTCCTGATCGGCGGCCGGGCCGCCACGGTGCTGGCCGCTGTCTCGGTCGCCCTGTTCGGTGTGGCGACATTTCTTGGCCTGATGGGAGAGTGACCCGATGTCGGACAAGGTGATCGCATGGTTGCGCACCGTGGTTCCCGCGTTGTGGGGGCTGGCCGTGGCGTGGCTGGTGACCCGCATCCCGGCCCTCGCGGCGGTTGCTGACGGCCTCAACGGTATCGGCTTGGCCGTTCTGGTGCCGGCGGCCATCGCACTGTGGAAGTGGGCGTTCACGGCCGCTGAGGGCGCGTTGCCGCCGTGGCTGACGGCAGTTCTGTTGGGCCACCCGGCCGCGCCGACCTACACACAACCGACACCACCCACGCCCGTGGTGCCGACGGTGACACCGATCAGTGAGTGAACGAAAAGCCCCCGCCTGGGAACTTCCCGGGCGGGGGCTTTTCTGCGTTCTGGGGAAGTTCAGACGGTCGCCAGTTCCGGTTCCGGCGCGTGCGCTTCCTGGAACCGGGCCAGCAGCTCCGCCGGGATCCGGCCACGCTCGCTGACCTTCTCGCCCTGGCTGCGCGCCCACTCGCGGACGGCCTGGTTCTGCTCCCGGCTGAGGTTCGTGCCGGTTGCGCGCTTCTCGCCGGACCGGGTGGCCCGCGCGGTTCCGGTGCTCTTTGGAGTCCTCGGGGTCTTCACGCGCTGTGCGCTCTCCACGAACGCTTCCAGCCGTCCGCGCAGTTCGGCTGCGTTGGCCTTCGTCAGGTCGATCGTGTACTCGATCCCGTCCAGACCGAAGTAAACCGATTCGTCGGCCGGCTCTCCGGTGATGTCGTCGACCAGTTCCACGACTGTCTTGCTCGCCATCTTCCTTGACCTCCTTGAGTCGTTATTACGGAGCATATCCTACGCGGGAATGTTTTGATGCCGGGGGCAGGAACATCCCGGATAGGTCACGTTAACCACGAAGTCGGTGTGCGGGTCGTTCACGTGGTCCAGGATCTCAATCACGTGATCGAGGCTGGTGAACCAGCCGGTGAGCGCCCCGGCCTTCGCCCATCGTTTCATCGCGCCGACCTGAACCGGGGTGGGCTTGCCGCCGTCGGGGGCCTTGCACTCCAGCTTCACGGACCGGCCGCGCATCACGGCGTCCACGTCGGGTTCTCCGGCGTTGCCGAACTGGGAGCCGTGGACCTTCCGGGCGTACCCACATTCAAACGATCGAATGTAGCTGATGGCCACGTTCACGATCTCCTTTTCGGGCACACGCCGGGGCCGTTCAGCCTTGCGTGCCGCGAGCTTCCGGAGCGGTTCCGGGTCGAACGGCGCGTCCTCGATCATCGCTTTACCTCCCTGATGCGGTCGTGGCGTACGGTCACCTGGTTGCCCTTGGAGTTGGTGAACACGTACCGCTGAACGTCGTCACCGAACATGTTGACAGCGCCCATCATGCTGCCCTTGTTCACCACGTGCGTGATACCGTCGTTCATCTCCACGTAAGTGATTTCATCGATTGGGATCCCGTCGATTTTGCGAGTCAGAGTCACAGCGCTTCCAATCGAGTCGGAATCAACCCGTTCATGTACATATTGCCGTTTGGGGCGAGCACGCGAAGCGATTCCTTCGCGCGAGTCATGCCCACATAGAACTGGCGGATCACTTCGTCCTTGCTGTCCCGCTGCTGCTGCATGGACACACGAGTGGCGTTCGAAATATCGGGGGCCAGGTACACGACGTCCGCGCCCGCGCCCTTGACACTGTGAATCGTGCCCACCACCACGCGCGGCTGCTCATTCAATGCCGCGTGCCCGCGCTGCCGAGCTACCTCAAGCGGATACGTCGCGTAATCCGCTTTTGCCTTCAACAGGCACGACGCCAACCAATCCGGGTCCGGTTGCGTCGCCCAGTCCAACGCCTCCTCCGTCTTGAACAAGGTCACGATGTCCTCATACGGAACCGGATCACGGCCCCACGCCGCCGCAATCCGCTTCGCGTTCGACACCAGGCCGGCGTCCTTGATCTTCACCAATTCCATCCACGACTGAACATCCTCACCAGTCCAATCCCGGTCAGCCAGAACCAAGTAACGGTAGACACGCTCCGCCGTGGACTGCACGTCATCCCGGCCGCCGCCAAACGGGTTCCACCGCATTTCCGCCGGCCGGTACGGATTGTGGAACGGCACACCTTCCGCCCGCAAGTTGCTAATCACCGGCTCCAACATGTAATTACACGACGCAACCACCATGACGTCCTTGCCGGCGTCCAGATCCTGGTTGATTCGAACCACCAGATCCGGGTTCCCCAGGCTTTCCGGCACAGTGAACGCGGTACCGCCGATGATCTCGCCCGTGTCCGTGTCACCGTTCAGCCGGGTCCGCGCCGTGTACGCCTTGTCCTTCCGGAACGACACGTGACGAATCCAGTCCTCCGCGATCAGCCGCACGTTCTCCGGCACCCGGTGCGACTTCGTCAGCATGTGGTCGGACACGTTGTCGCCGTGCAACATCAGCATCGGATCCGGGCTGCCGCCACGCCATCCGTTGATCGCTTGGTCGTCGTCGCCGGCCAGCACGGTTCGAGTCGCGTGTTGGCCCCATGCCAGCACGAGCGCTGTTTCCAGCGGAGTCATGTCCTGCGACTCGTCGGAGATGATGAACTGCGGATTCCCGGGCGCGTGCTCTCCGTCTCGGGCGCGTTCCAACGCGCTTTCGATCATGTCGGAGAAGTCGACCGCGACGACATCCCGCTTCCATGAATTCCAACGGGTGGCGAAGTCGAGGATGTTACGCGGCCACTCCTCGATCGGAACCATTTTGGCGCGCAACAGATCCAGGCACCCGAGGTGATCGTCTCCGGTGACAGCCTTCGTCGGATCGGTGACGAACTTTCCGGTGTCGCCGCCGCCGTCGCGCCGTGAGGCTGTGATCCGTAACGTGGACTGGTTGTTCCAGTCCTCGATCACCTTCGGGTCCAGGGCCACGCTGCTGTGCCCAGTGGCGCGGTAGGCGTGGCTGTGCAAAGTGCCGACCATCTTCTTGTTGGGCCGATACACCGCGTTGTTTTCGGTGAACTTCTGCACGATGGCGTGGGCCGCCGTTGTGGAAAATGAACAGATCAGCGTGGAGTCCGCTCCGTTGTCGCGGATCAGTTTGTAAATCTCCCGGGCGAGATAGGTGGTCTTGCCTGTGCCGGGCGGCCCGAACACGCGCAACGCCTCACCGGTGAACGCGGTGCCTTCCATGGTGTGCACTCCTTGGTGTGTAACGGATTCTCAGCGAAGCAACGCGGCCAGTCGAGCGCGTTCCCCCTTGACGTCGACACCATCTACGACTGGTGACTTCATCCGCTCCGTGACCGGGCAGTAGGACCGGAACCGACAGCCGCCGCAGTGCTCGCCCTTCGTCGGCTCCACCCACTTGCGTTCGGCCCGCAACCGGGCCGTTTCCGCGTCATAGGCCAGTTCCTTCGCCGCGTGCTCGATCGAGTCCGAATGCAGTTCCGTGCTGATCTCGCGGCGCTCCCGGATCGAGTACAGGCCGACCGTGATCCGTTTGACCCACGGCCAGCGGTGCACGGCCGCCGCCGCGTACGTGCACAGTTGCGTGTTGCGCTGTAGCTCCGTCTCGTTCGTCGGCACCGGCCCCAACTTCCAGTCCCGAATGTGAATGGACCTCTTGTCCGCCACGCTGGTGTTGAACACCAGGTCCATCACACCGTGCACGGTGGCCGGCGGCATGTCGTCCTGAGGGAGCAAGCGGAGACTGAACCTCTCCTCCACCCCGAGGATTTCCCAGGCGCGGGGAACGGTCAGCACGTCCAGCAGTTCCAGCAATAGCCGTTCCGCGTCTTCGCGTTCGTACTCGCGAACACCGGTCCCGTTGGCGTCCCAGTAGGCGTTGAACGCCGCCAGGGCCGCCAGTCCGTACGTGTCGGCCATGGTGCGCCCGGTCCACGACGTGTTGGCCTTCGCCGCCCGGTACGCGGCTTCCAGGCCGGCATGGATGGCGGAGCCGATGAGTTGCTTCACCGGGCGCGCCTGTGCCGGCGTCGCGGCGGCCACGTACCGGAACCACCAGGCGCGTGGGCATTCCGCCATGGCGTGCGATTGGGACACCGACCACGACCGGGCCGGAACCCGGCCGTGGTCTGCGCTGACATCAGTCATGCTCGTAGAACTCCACGTTAAATCCGTCGCGGGTCGCGGTGACGATGGCGTGGTCCCCGAAGCTCTCCCGGATTACGGATTCGAAGTGTCCGGAGTTGCGGTTCAGCTCCCGGAGCGGTTCCGCGCCGGGGTGTGGGTTCGGGAGGTCCACGTACTTGCACGTGGCGTCGTCCCAGGCGCGGGACAGGTTGTTCGCGTCGCGGAACCCGTCGCCATATTCGGTGTCGTCGTCGTCGTAGATGTCTTCGTCCGCGTCGTCTTCCGGGTCGTCCGGGTCCGCCGTGGCGTCCGGCAGACTGGCCGGCTTGAGGTAGAACTCACCCATGGTGAACTCGCACGGGTCACCGTCGTTGAACGACGGGACCCACTGACGCCACCGGACGGCCGCCACGTCGGGCGCGGTGAGCACGGCGTCCAGCAGTTCCAGGAACCGGGTACGGTCCCACTGTTCCACGGCGGTGTAGTCGCGGTAACTGAGATCCCCGGTGATGGGACGCCCTTCGAACGTGTCCGACTTGGTCACTTCTTGCCTTCCTGAATGGTGACGGTGAGGAAGTCCTCACGGCCGACGTAGCGGGACAGTCGGCCGCCCATCCACGGCTGAACGTCCATGCGGGTCAGCCAGTCGGACGGGGACGGAATGTAGCCCAGGTCTTCCACGATGTGCCGTTCCGCGATTTCGCGGGTGGGCACTTCGTAGGTTCCGGTGCCGTTGCGCTTGACGATGGTGATGGTGGGTCCGAAGATCCTTTCCACCAGGAACACGCCGGCCGTGTGATGGTAGAGGGCACGGTGCCGGACGTCGCCCATCGCGGCTTTGCTGCCGTCGATGAACTCTTCGATTTTCAGATAGTCATGCGGAGTGCCGCCCCACTTGTGTGAGGCGGACACCGCGTGATGCCAGCTGTTGCTCACGGTTTTCCTTACTGGTTGTAGTCCGGCTGTGCTCGAACGAATGTGGCGTATTCGCGGGTGAGTCCGGCTTCAACCACGATGTCGTCGAATTCCAGCCGTGCCACTGCCAGATCCCATACTTCATTTGAGGTGACGGGATCCGGGAGAACGGCGGGGCTGATCCGGTTCTCCCTTTCGTAAAGGCGGTTGAACAGTTCGAGCCGAATTGGGATCATCCGGTGCCCGCGCTGGTGCCATTCTTCCGTGAGGAGTCGGCCCAGGACCTTCACTGCCGGACCCGTCAGGTCGGTCTCCGCGTAGTCCATGAATTCCGCGTTCAGGATGTCGTCCACCCGGTAACGGAAAACGAACTCGGGGGAGTCGATGACGGTTTCGACGGTGGCGGTCATCGGGTGCCTCCTTTGGTGCGTTCCTGACAACAAGAAGATTACCCGACTCACTTCGGCTTGTCAACCCTTTGAACTGACGAGTTGACGATACCGCGCCACCATCACCACCGTACGAATGTCCCGCGCCTGCTCCCGGCCGGCACGCTCCAATGCGTCCAGCCACACCATGAACTCCGCGTGCGTGATCCTGTCCTCAGCGTGACGACGCTCCCGCACGTACCAACGCACGTACGGGAGCGTCACCAGCATCACGCCCAAGACGGACAGCGTGATGTCCGTCGTCACTTCTCGCCCTTCTCCTTCGGAGTCCACACGAAACGCTCACCCTCGCCCGGCTTCTCCAGGAGAATCCGGGGAGACAGCGCGATCACACTGCCGGCCTTGATCGGCGTGCGCGGAAGCTGAAGCTTCAGGTTCGCCTTGCGCTCCACCCACAGGTTCCACGCGTTCGACACGTGGTACAGCTGATCGTCCGCCTTCTCCCGGATCGATTCCCGCTTCTGCCGCACGAGCTTGTTGCGCAGCGACAGAATCGGGTTGCCGGCACTCATGTCCTCCCCCGTGCGGAGGTAGAACAGGAACTTGTCTGCCCAGTGCACGTCAATCCGCGCGGCCCGGAAGTGGACGGCCGCCGCCACCGATGGCTTGACGCCCGACGCGTTGAACACGGCGAACGCCAGGCCGGCGGAACGCTCAATCGCGTCCTTGTGCGCCCGGCACCAGCGAGTGACCTCCGGGCGGGCCGGGGCGTACAGGTCTGACGCCAGCGCCCACGTCTCCATGTTGGGATCGTCGCTGTAGCCCCACCGCATGAGCAGACGCGCCGCTGGGGCCGCCGCCACGGCGTGCTTGATATCCGCCATGGCAACCTGCTGGGTGGCCTTGCGGGTGGAGTTGGTGTCCATCACGTCCTGGGTCTCAGGCTCCAAACCCAGGATGATGTCCACCACAAGCGGCACACCGCACAACTCAACAGCCCTCAGGCGATGCTGGCCGTCCAGAAGACGGCCGTTCTTGTCGACCCGGATCGGGTCACCGACGTAGGGCCAGCCGCCTTCGGTCTCCATCATGCGGGCATAGGACACGGCCAACGTCTGACTCAGCCGCCGGTTGTTCTCGTTGGCGTTGAGGAGCCGTGTGGCTGTTTCCGCGTCGATGGTGACGGTGTAGCGCTCCACTCCCGGCGGCAGGGAAGCGAACTTGAGCCCGAACTCCCCAAGCATGTCGGTTGCGGTCCGGTTGGCAATCATGGTCACTGACGATACTCCTTGGTGTGTTTCACTGAACGATATCCAGAATCCCGTTCTCATTGGTGATCCGTGGATCACCCAACTCGATGGCGCGACGCAGGTTCATCGCGAGTGTGGTCCGTTGGATTCCCAGCGTCTGGGCGATGTCCTCTTGGCTGATCTGCGGATCCGCTGTGCGTGCGGCCACGAACGCGGCCACGATCTCCTCCCGGTTGTTCTGGAGGAGTGGGTAAATGCCCAGCTCACCCCGGTTGCGTACGCCGTAGTAGCAGCCGGAGCACAGGCCCCGGGAAACGTGCTTCCGTTCGCCGGCCTCCGCGTTCCTGCTGCCCGTCATGGGCTTCCCGCAGCGCCGGCACAGCCTTGCGGCCTGGTTGTCGGCCATCGCGCTTAACTCCTTTCGTCAGCAACGCTAGTCAGCGTTGCTTGGTTTGTCAAGTGTTGGGCTGGAAGGTGAGAGAGAAGCCGCCACGCGGGCGGCTTCACACATCACCGACTAGACGGCGACGTCGTCACGCACTGTGGGGCCGTCACCGCTGGGGCGTTCGCGCCCAGGCCCAACAGGTATGCCACCGCCAGCGCCACGGCGACACCCCCGATCCACCGAAGCGGATGAAACGCGGTTGTGTTGTTAATCATGCTCGGCACGGCTGAACTCCTTGGGGACTCGTTTCGTACGCCCCTTCGGGACGTCATCCCTCATATCATCAGGGACAAACTCCCCTCCCGGGAAGTCCGGTTCATCCGGCCACACCCTTCCATCAGCGTCCCCCACGCACAGCCGACACCTTTTGTCGCTGCTCACCCACCGGCCAGGCCACACATACATCCCACAGCCAGCGCACAAACACCACTCCGTCACCTGGTCCAACGTGGTAAACCAGGGCCGCCCGGGCTCCACACCCCACCCCCACGACATCGTCACCATGCCATCTGGGTCGAACAGCGCCGCGCCAACCGCCCGCGCGCCGGCCGTGGTGATCGGCAACCCCACCGCCGTCAACAACTCCCACCGCCGCACCACTGCTGTACCGTGCCCCGCGTTGCCGCCACACGGCACCGCCACCTGACCCACATAGGTGTCCGCCAACGCCAACCACGCGTCATGCCGGATGTAGCCTGGGAATCGAGCCGGCACAAACAGCGGGGCGGTTACCGATCCGCCGGCTCGTCGGGCGTACGCCCCGCGTCGAACCGAGCTAGTTTCCACAACCGCCGGTGCCCGGCCGATCAAGGCCGGGCACCTCTTCGCCAGGGCGGCCGCGCATTCCGCGTGTACGCACGCGTAGAAATCCGTACCACACCACCATGTGTCTGTACGCAGAGAGCACATGGCGCACGTGCCCGCGTAACCATTCACAACCGTGATCACGCCATGCCTCCCTTGATCGCACGGAGCCGCCGTTCCTCGCTGGACGTCATGCGGTCCTGTGCCGCTTCCAGCACCGCGCCCCAGTCATCCATCGTGAACTGGGACTCCTCGATTTCGAACCAGTTCGTCCGGCGACGAACCACGCCGTCCGGCCCGGCCAGTCGGGGCCGGACCTCTTTCATGTGCAAATAGTCGACCAGGTTGCGGGCCGCGCGGCCCGCGTACTGCCGGCCGCCTGGCTGTGCGGACACGTACTCCGCGAACGAGCTGAACAGGATCAACACGCGGGGGGTCGCGCCGTTGGCTCCCCAGTTCCCGGTGTCGATCATGTAGGCGCGTTTCAGCTCCACAGCCTCCGCCTCGATCGTGGTCGCCGCGTGCACGATCAGATAATCTCGAAGCCATTCCTTGACCGCCGTCGCCAAGTCCGATCCGCTGGAATCCCGCTCCCAGTGGCTCGTCAACTCGGAAATAACGGCTTCCCACTCCTCCTTGTTCTTTCCCACGGTTCGCGATGGAATCATCGCGTCCCGTTCAAGAGTGGTGCGGAATCCCTTTGGAATCTCGAAAATGTCCTTGCGGTACCATTCGGCTTTCAACGGCTTGCCCGGTCGATACAGCGCCGGACCCGAACCAGCCCAGCGGAAACCGTCCGGAATCTGGAAGATCAGCCGTCCTTTCTGGTTCTCGCCGTAGTCGCGGTGCTCCATTCCGATCGTGGACACTCCCGCTTCCCGGAACTTCTTGGGAATCAGAAGCTGATTCAGCACGTCCAGCACGGGCGAGCCTTGCGCGATAGTCTCAGGTTCCCCCGGCTCCGGCGTGGTGTCGGCGGCCGGGGGCCCTGGCTCCCGGACGACGGTCAACGCGGCTGGTGTCGCCGGTTCGGGAACGTTCACGGGTGTGGCTGGCTCCGGCGTCGACTCGACCACCACAGGCATGTCCCGGATGGCCTGCATCTTGCCGGCCAGCTCGTTCCGCTCCGCGTTCGCGGCCTTCGCCATCGCGGTCACGTTCAGCACGGTCCGCACCACGTAGTCAGTCCGCTTGGCCGGGTCCACCTTGTCGGTGTCCCGGTTGAGCAGCCGCCGGCACATGATCGCTTCGGCCAGCACCTCCGGCGACGCCCCGCCGTCGCACAACAGGCGCGTCAACGCGGCGTCGTACGCGGACTGATCACCGCCCAGGTCCGGCCGCCGCCCGTGCCAGGTGTCCTCTACCTTGTCGAACCCCGATTCGATCATCAGCGCGACCAGGGGCGGCATGTAGCCACGTTCCCGGGACGCGGCCGACGACGCCCGCCGCCACACCGCCGCGAGGTCCACGCCCGCCAGACTGCCGGCGTCCGCACCGCTGACCGCCTTCACGGCCGTGAGCGTCTTCAGCGCCTCATCGGAGGCCAGGAACTCCCGGAAGTCATCCGGGTCGTAGGCCCATCCGTTCCACTCCAACACGGTGACAGGTCGGTGCCCGTCAGCCGGGCCGCCGTGCTGGCCGTCTGGTCCCTTGGTGTTGATCGAACCGGGTGCGCGCATGAGGCGGGTCAGGTCGTGCACGGAATCCACGCCCGCGTCCCAGCCGCCCGTCTCGCGGGCGCGGAGCTTGAGCGTGAGGTTCCAGTCCCGGGCGAGTTGAGCGATGCTCGTTTTCTCGTCCTCGGATTCGAAGATGATCGGTTCCGAGAACGCCCACCACGCCTGAACGCCGTTGCCGGTGTGCACGATCAGCGTGGGCGGCACGCCGCAGGCTTCAAGAATCCTCTTGGCGGATTCCAGATCCGGCGGCAAACCGTTCTTCTTGTGACCGTGCCCCGCAATGTCGATATCGGCCCAGAGGCCCGGGATACCAGCAATATCCCGCGCTTCCGCGCGCTGCCCCTTGTTGGCTTCCTCCTTGCGCTTCGCGATTTCGTTAGGCACGAAACCGAGTCCGATATACACCGCGTGCACGGCGCTTGGTTGGCGGCTAGTCAGCTCGTAGACAGCTGACGCGATGGCTTCCGGGACCTCCGCCGGAATCCATCGCGTCACCTTGTCAGGAAGAGAGAAGACGGATACCGAGTATCCCGCCAACCGGTCATCCCCGGTTCCGTCTCCACCGCCGAGAAGCGCCGAGCAGAACGCGTTAATGTCCTGCCCGGCATTGCTCACAGGTCCATGTCCTCCAGGCTCACGCCCCCGCTGTCAGCGGGGCTTTCGACGAACATGGTCGCCGGGGTGGCGGCCACCCATTCCTTGACCATTTCCTTGTACTGCTTGGCCGCTTCGGTCTCCGCGTCGGACAGAGTGCGGATGACGCGGAGCTTCAATTCCGCGTACGCCTGGCCGTCCTTGGACTTGGCCTCAACCAGGCCCAAGCCGACCTCAACGCCCCAGTAGCCGACCATATCGGTCATGAGACCCACGGCCCATTCCTTGAACGCCTTGAGCGACGCCGGAGGCACGGTGACCACGACGGGCAGCATCGCGCCTTCGGTGAGCAGGAACAGCAGCTTCCGTTCCTTGCACGCCTGGCCCGCGCGACCCTTGAGGTCGGATCCCCACTGCGCCATCGGGCAGTTGCGGCACGTGCCGGTGGGGTTGTCCTCCGCGCGTGCCCCGCCGGGGGCGTACAGGCCTCCGGGAAGCGGCTTCTTGCCGTCCATGCTCATGCACTCAGGCGCGTTGTTCTTCGGCTCCGGGTCCGTCCAGAACACCCGCTGAGGGTTCTGGAGAACGAGGATGCCGGTCAGCTCGTTGACCAGGGTCTTGTTGCCGCCCTTGGTGACGATCCAGGACGTTTCGCCGCCGGTCGGGAACTTGATATGAACCAGGTCCCGGATGCCGGGTTCGGCGTCGTCGAAAGTTTCGGCCATCAGCTCGGACATGGTGTCGTCCGGCACGAGCGCCCGATACTTCTTGCGGAACTCGTCGGAGACGTCCAGCTCTCCGGTGCCCTTCTTCACGATCTCAGTGGCCATGTGGGTCTTGTTCCTTGTCTCATGATGGGTGATGGAAATCCCGTTACAGAACGGGATGTTTGAGCGCTGTCCCGCGAGGGTACAGCCGCCCGCCGGGACTGTTGAGCGTTACCGCCGAGTACCCGGGGAACTGTGATCAGGAGCTGACTGTGATCACCCGTGAGCCGGAGTCGCGGAGCCGGATTTCCGTGCTGGGAACCAGCTTCACGACGGCTGCCAGGGCGGCCGGTGGTTCGTCTCCGTGTTCGCGCAACTCCTTCAGGTACGCGGTCAGTGACGATCCGGAATAGGTCGGCTTCACCATGTAGTCAAGTCCGGAGGCTTCCATGGCCGCGCGGATGTCGTCTGTGGTGACGCCGTCCAGCTTCTCGACGTGGTAGACGGGATACAGGTACGCCGTCTTGCCGTCGATGCCGGCGGAGTTGATGTTGTCTTCCGCCCATTCCAGCCGGATCCGCTCGTCCAGTTCCTTGATCTCCGCCTTGTATGTCTTGATGTCAGCCTCAGCTGTCTTGAGCATGGACTTCAGGAAGATTAGACGGCGGAGCATTCCGTTCACGGACTCGTCGTCCGGGGAGGGGATCGAGGACTGTGCGCGGTAGGGCGACGTGAAAGGCGGTTGCGGGGTTGTCGGGGGCTGCCCTGTCGCTTCCGCGTGCCACTCCTCTTCGTGAGTGGGGTCCATCGTGGCCGCGCTGAGGGTTTTCCAGCCGCTGTCAGGCCGGTAGCTGTACCGACCGTTGCCTTGGTCAACCCAGCTAGCTTCTCCCATAGGGTGTCCTCCTTGGTGATCAACTATGGTCAAGACTAGTCGACTCTTCTCGGGTTGTCAACTCTTCTAGTCTTGAGTTTTCCTCAGAAACACGCGTGGCCCGTGCCCCTCGGGGTAGGGCACGGGCCACGCAACAGCGACGCTACTTGTTCGAGCCGGACACACTCAAGAGCATGTTCGACCCCGAACCGGTGCACGAAAAGCCCACCGTCTTGATATCCTGCGCCACCTTCAAACAATCCTCAAACATGATCCCAGCCGACAACGACGCGTTCAGCGCGTTGTTCGCCGCCGCCAGAGCCTGGTTCTTCGCCAAGGTCTGTTGCGCCACCTGCGTTTCCACCTGGGCGTTGCGGAGCTTGTCCAGGTTCGCCTGCGCGCTGTCGGACAGGTGAATCTGGCCAGGCGCGACCGACACCACTTCCAGGCCGGACGCGTTGATCTTGGCCTTCAGCGACGCCGTGATGCCGTCGGTGATGGCCGCCTGCCTGGATCCGTTGATCACGTCCAAGGACGTGAACTCCCCGTACACCTCACGGGCCGCGTTGTCCGTCAACGGCCGCAACAGGTTGTCCCGGGCGGCATCCAACGAGGTGTAGTTGCGCCACAGCTTCACCGCGTTCTCCGACGACACCCGGTAGGACACCGTGATGTCGGCACAGGCGGACGCGTTGTCCTTGAAGTTGACCTTCACACAGTCCGCGCCGGGCGTGTCGCCCTTGTCGCCGGCCAGCCGGGACGTGGTCTGAACCTTCGTGTCGATCACGGACGCGGTCGCCCATGGCGCGGTCCAGTTCCAGCCCGGGCCGGCCGGGTCGCCCACCGGCTTCCCGAACTCCTGAATGATGGCCACCGTGTTGGCGTCCACACTGACGTGGGAATCCAGCACGATAGCGGCGGTACCCAGAAGGCCCGCGACCACGGCGACGATGATGCCGCCGCCCAAACGGTCTTCGTTCCCGCCACTGGTCGCCGCGACCAAGACACCAATAACAGCGACCAGCCCCAACAGGCAGCCGACAATAAAAACGCCCATAAACCACACTCCTTGGTGTATTCGATTTCACTGCGCCGGGATCATGGGCCAGTTCTTCGCATTGACCTTCAGATTCCCGATCATCCCCAGCACCTTCTCTTCCTCCTCCGCGCTCAACTCGTGCGCGGATTTAGCAAGGTACGTGGCGAAATTCATGGACCAGTTGTGATACCAGGTCTTTTCGTGCTGGTGAAGCTTGTCCAGTGACGCATTACCAATCACCGGATATTTCTTCGCGATCACCCGGAGAACCATCAGGGTCGCCCGCACGTCCGCTTCGGACGCGTGCGCCTCCGTCAAGTCCATTCCGCAGTAGTGCCGGAACAGGTCCGTCAGCGTGCGCTTGCCGCGCCGGTACCTGTCCACCGCCCGGTCGATTGTCAGGGGGCACAGCACGGGCCCGCGAATCTCCAGACCCCCGAACCCGTGCCGGGCCAATTCCCTGTCCAACATGGTGAGGTCGAACGGGGCGTTATAGATCACGAGCGGGACGTTCGGCCCCCAGTGCGCCGCGATCGTGTCCCAGATGTCCCACACGGCCACGGTGGGCCGTTGCCCGTGCTCGCGCACGTGCTCTGTGGTGACGCCGTGGATCCGGGACGCGGATTCGGGGATCTCGATCCCTGGGTCGATCGTCCAGTTGGACACCCGCAGGTCGAAACCTGGCATGTCCACGATCACGGTTCCGGTCACAATCCGATCGTTTTCGGGGTCGACACCGGTTGTTTCGACGTCGAAACCAATCAGCGGGCCGTCGGTCCAGCTCACATCACACCTCTTCGTACGTCTTCGCCATCACTGCGGCATTGACGGGGTAGCTTTCACCCACGGGTCCGATCATGATGTGGTCGCCCACGTAGAACGGAATCCATGCCTTGTGGAGACGATCGTACACGGCAATACCGCCGTAAAACGGCGCTGCCGACTCCGGCTTTGGCGCGTCACCGAATTGGTTGCCGTTGCCGGTCTCGTCTAGGGCCAACAGGCCCCATACGTTGCCCTGACACCGGGTCTTGATGAAATTGGTCATATCGAACAGGTTGCGGCCGGTCCACTGGAGTGCTTCCGGCTCGAACTTCTTACGGTACGTCCGGGGCTCCGGGTTCGCCCGCGCTTCCGGACTCACCCACGGGTGCCGCTTGTCGTGCGGGTCCTTGGCGGACAGGATGTGCGAGAACCGGTCGTAATACTCGGAATCCTGTTCGGTGTCCCAGTCTCCATCCCAGAGAACACGGGCCACACTGTAGGCGACCACATCCATATCCATCGGATTGTGGATGTGGTCAATGGTTGCGCGAATGACTTCGTCGAAGATGTCGACCGCGCTGCCCCATCCCATTCAGTACCTCCTTGGTTCGGTAGGGTAATCCTACCCTACCGAACCCGGGATGTCAACTAATTGGATACTTGTTCCACGGAATATCCAACAAGTGCACGTCCAACACCGACTCATACCGCCGGACACGCGCCAACAAGTCCCAGAACCGGCAGTCCGACACCAGCACCTCACCCCGATCGTCCTGGGTACGGATCAGACGACCGATGGACTGCACCACCCGCGTGTGCCGCTGCTCCTCCACGAAGCCCCGGTACCGCCGGTTCATCTGCTCCATGACGTGATCGGTCATGCCGTAGAACGACCACAGCACGAGCCGGGTCAGCAACTCACCCGGCAAGTCCAGACCAGTTGCGAAACTGGCCGTACCAATTAGCGTCGCCGGCCGCCCAGCCTCAACGGCCGCACGATACTTATCCGCTTCCTCATTGGCCTTAAGGGATCCCCCTTCCCGGGGTTGTGTAAAAACGTGAGGATGGGTCTTCCAAGAAAGGATATTGGCAATCATCTTCACATCCGCGTGCGACGTGCACAGGATCAGCGACGGCCGCCCGGCCGTGAACGCCGCCACCTCCGCCAGCCGCGCCCGCACGGTGTCAGAGTCGTCCGCGTTGGATTTCACCCCGGAGTGCTGGGAAATCCAGCCCCGAACCTGACGGGCGTACTGGAACGGGTGGCCCACGTCAGCGACTTTCACCGTCTTGTCGTACACGCCGCACCGCCGGGGAAGCGTGTCCCCAGCCGTGCCGGTCACCAGCGCGCCGGAACCGATCATCCGCGCGATGAACCCCTCATGCGCGGTGATGGGAATCAGCCGGATCTCTCCGGAATTCTCCTCCCCGTGCACGGCGGTCCACTTCTGCACCTGGCTTGACCCCTCGGCCAGTTCCGCGATGGTCGCCAACGTATTGAGCGTGTCGACGCCCCGCGCTTCGGGGCCACTCGCGATCAGCTTTTCGCTGATCTCGGTCAATACCTGCCGGTACTTCCGGAAATAGGCGACCTCCTGAGACGCGCGCGCCGTGTTGATCGGGCGTTCGCTATCCCACTTGCCCCACGGCTTCCGAACCTCCGTCGCGAACTCCAGGATCTTCGTCGTCGCTTTCATCAGCTTCTCCCCGCGTTCCGGGGTGATGACCGTGGCGACATCGGAATCGGGGTCCGGCAAGAAAATCTGACTGCCGGTCCCTTCGGTGAGGGTTCGGGTCTGAAGGTCCCGAATGGTGTCGGGAAGGTGATGCGCCTCATCGATCAAAAGGTCAGCCCAGGCGGGCAACAGTTCGGTGATTTGCTTTTCCAACAGGTAGTGATGGAAGTAGAGGAAATGAAAGTTCGTCAAGACGATGTGGACCTGGTGAGCGCGTTCGCGGGCACGCTTCGAGGCGCACCCGCCGTAGGGGTCGTCACTGCGATACGCGCCGGCACAGTCACAGTAGTCGTCACAGCCTTCGGGGCAGATCCACGGCCGCATCCCGCCGATGCACGCGCCCGTGCCGGGGCACCGGTATGACTCGTCCAGCCCCTCGGCCCTCAGTTCGCCCTGGGTGGCCCAGTTCGCGGAGTTGCTGTGTTGGGCCAGCCACGCCTCACGCTGCGCCGGGTCGCGCTGATCGAACCCGGCGAACTGGGCGGCTTTCGAGTCGGCACAAGCATAGTTGTTACTGCCCAGGACACGGACGAACGTGATACCGGTGGCTTCCGCGATGCGCGGGAGGTCCTTGTTCACGTACTGGTCCAACAGGCTGTTGGTGACCGATGCGATGACGGCCGGGCGGCCGGGAGTGCCGACGTCGGCCGCGCGGGAGCCCAGCGCGAACGACTTGCCGACGCCGGTTCCGGCCTGGACGAAGATGGGGTTCGCGCGGTCGGCGCACAGGGCGGAGATCAGGGCGTCCTGTTGGGGTCGCCGGCTGAAACCGGTGTAGGCCAACAGCTTTTCGAACGATGGTGAGGTGTACACCTCCGGGCCTCCTTTGGTCTGGCATTGACCCTACCCGACCAGTGTCGGGGTGTCAACTCTTTGGGCGGTGATACAAGAAAGGGGGCAGTGAACTGCCCCCTTTCTTGCGAGCTAACACTTCCATGAATGATCGTTTACTACCCTTGAAACAGTTGTACGATCAACTCCGTATAGTACGGCGATGTCTTTAACTTTCATTCCCGACTGACGCTTGGATTTTATATCCTGAACTATTTCGTTTGAAAGTTTAGATCGTCCGTTTCCTTCTCCGCGAAGCTTAGAGGAATCTTGCCGCATGAAATGTTGATCCCCATAAGCGTGGCGATTACGCTCAATAGAATCTCTCTTGTTATCTTTGGAACTACCCCACTCCAGATGGTCAGGATTCATACAAGGAGGGGTGTCACGCTTGTGTCGCGCGTTAGATCCTAGCCTGCCTGTAACGGCCTTCAGTACAGCCCGATTGCCGCGCCAGTTTTTGCCGTCAATGAACAGCTTCGGATACCCGTCCTTATCTTTACCTTTTTGCCAAATCCAACAGCCTGTAGACGGATCAATGGAGCACTCTTGTCGAACATCATCGACAAGAGTGCTCCATTGCCACCTAGGCGGTCGCGGTCTCCCACGGCCAAACGCCACGCTGCCCCATTTCGATCAACGGAACCAACTTGAAAGTAGAATCTCCCAATCCGCCCAGCTCGTGACGGTTCGTGCCGGCCGTCATCGCACCCGCGTACCCAGCCAGGTTGAACGAGTACACCGGCACCTCCGCCGGAACGTAGCGGTTCACCGCGTCCGTCCCGCCGTTCCAGCCGTTCCCCATCAGTTGCATGTCGGAGAACACGAACACCCGCGTGTGCTCCCCGCGCCGGAACGTCTTGGCCAGAGCCTGCGCCAAATCCGTCCCGTGCCCCACCGAACCGGCCCGGTTCGTGAACCGCGCAACCTGTTCGATCAGCGCCGCACCGGTCTTGATCTCGTGCGTGAATGTGCCCGTAGCCCACCCGGCCAGGTCCACGCGACCCCGGTTCCGGAACGCCAACGCCACACCGAACAGAGCCGCCGCGTCCACACACGACACCTGGGACTTCCCAGACATCGGCGCGGACATCGACGCCGACGTGTCGACCAGGATCAGCGTGCGCCCGTCCAGCTCCGGAATGTTCTGCGTCGACAGGGTCAGCGCCGTGTTCAGCGCCGAACCCCACCGCAACGACCCGGCCGCCATGCGGTACGCGGACAGGAACCGGAACGGGAACTGCTTGCACCGGGCAACCTGGTCCGGGTCCGCCAGCTTTGCCGCGATCACGGCCGCAACCTTGTCTGACACGCCGGCCTTGTCGAAGTTCGCCAAGTTCCGCAGAAGCGCCATGTAGCCCATGGACGGGATCACGGCCTCCCACGCCTGCGCCGTCATGCCCTGGCCGTCCGACAGCCACCCGGACAGCCACTCCCACGTCGCGCCGGCCGCGTCCAAGCGGGGCGTGAGCACGCCAGCCGACAAGGCGTTACGCAGCCAGGTGCGCCGCTCTGGCACCGGAACAGCCTCCAGCGACGCGCGGTAGCGCACCATCGGGAGGGGAGCGCCCTGTCCGTCGTTCGGCACCGCGTCCGCCCGGCCGTGCCGGCGGTCCAACAGCCACCGGTAGAGCGCGTTACGGTTGCCCGTGTTCGCGTCGTCCGGGTGGACGATGTCAACGACGTCCCCGAACCGGACGCCGTACGCGTTGGTGTCGTACTTCAGGGCGGAGAACTCCGTGTACAGGCGCGGTAGGGTGTCCCCGATGGCGCGCTTCATGCACATGGGGAGCGCCCGGCCGAACCGCGACCGCCAGTAGGCGATCATCTCGCCCGGTTCGTCGGCGCGCAGCAGCGCCGCCCGCAACAGGTCCCGGTTGCCGCCCTCGATGCCGGCCTTCAGGCGCGCGTGCACGGCCTCGCAGGCGATGACGATCGGCGCGGTACGCATGTTGCCCTTGCGCCGCAACCAGTCCACGAACGGCAACAGCCACTCCAAACCGGTGTCCGGATTCGCGGCGTGCTCGCGGCTGGCCACGGTGTGCGCCGCCGTCGCCATGAACGCCGTCGCCACGGCCTTGGACAGGGTCCGGCTTGCGCTGTCGGTCGCGATGGCGGCCGCCAGGTCCCGCACACGCTGTACGGTCGCGTCGCCAGTCTCGTAGAACTTGTTCTCCGCGATGAACCCGGCCGTGGCTGTCAGGAACAGCTGGCCCTGGTCCGTGCGGGCAAACGACGGCGCACCCTCGAACGTGCGCGCTGACGCGCGCCGGTCCACGACAATCGGCGACAATCCGCCTGCGCCGACACCGACACGACCGAACGTGTCCGGCAACTTGTTGAACTTGGACATACTCCACACTCCTTGGTTTGAGCAACAAAAAAGGAGATGCCCACATGCCGGCTGATACTCGGCATGTGAACACCTCCCGTGTGTGAACGTTTCCCCCGCAGGGGACCGACGCGCCGGGTGCGGACATCTTCCGGACAACGTAGCTCACTCGGTTACGCGCGCCGCGCCCAGGAATCGAACCTGATCTAGTGGGTTTGGAATCCACTGTCCGCACACAGCGGCCGCGACTTAAGTTGGCTCCCACTTCGTTGGTGTCCTTACGCACGAACCGGCAGGAAGCCTACATCCATCCGCGTGCGTAAAGTGACGGCTTCGGGGACTTGATCCCGTCACGTGCTACTAGAGGCGATGCCCCGGAGTCCCAGCACCTTCCGAAGCGGACACGGGATTCGAACCCGTATGGACAGCTTTGCAGGCTGCTACCTAGCCATTCGGTCAGTCCGCCATGACGGCCGTGCCCTATGCTGCGGGACACGGACGCCAACTCCCTCACCGTGGATGGTGAGAATGGAGAGCACAACTTTTCAGGAACCTGCACCGGTGTCCGTAGGTGCTGTGCTCAGTAGTCCTACCCGGATTCGAACCGGGAACCTCCACCACCTCAAGGTGACGCCTCTGCCATGTTGGGCTATAGGACCAGGGGACCGCTCACGCGGCCGTGTCGACTGTGGCGCGGGTACGCCACCGCCGGTAGTTCAGTACTCCCACCGCGACCATACCGAGGTTCATCACAAATCCCCAGTATCCGGTTGCGATGCCGAACGCCACCATGCCCAGTTGCACGGCGACCAGCACAACCCACCCGCTGATCTTCCCGCGCCCCACGAGCCACGCGGACAAGATGTTGAACGGGCCGAACAAGAACGTGGACGCTAACGCTACGTTCATACCATCTCCTTGGTGAGGAGTAGTCCTACTGGGATTCGAACCCAGAACCTCCCGGACCTGAACCGGACGCCTCTGCCAAAGTTGGGCTATAGGACCGTGACGTGAGCGCTACCACAACGCTCACGTTTCATACACAACACCGTTCCGTGCTGTCATCGCGAACCGTCAGAGGCACCCTGATTAACCCCGACAGTCGTACCGCACGAGGGATTCGAACCCCCACGGGAGTGGTTTACAGCCACGCCGGCACAACCAACGCTGTACGGTATGAAAGCGGCCTCATCCCTAGCCGCCACGGTGGACCCACAACAGCAGATTCACGAATGAACCCACTTTCCTCGCTTCCCACTTCCGGTCTGCCGCAACACCTCGGAAAGGCTCGGCCTTTTACAACGACAAACGTAGCCCCTACGGGATTCGAACCCGCGATATCCTGGATGAAAGCCAGGCGGCTTAGGCCACTTGCCTAAGGGGCTTTAATTACTGCGTAGCCGCGCCGGGATTCGAACCCGGAACCTTCCCCTTTTGAGGGGGACGCCTCTGCCTATTGGGCTAAGCGGCCCAGATGGTGACTTTCTGTCGTAGGGGTTTCACAGCACTCGGACGGTTACGACAGTAAACCGCTACCCTTGCGTTGCCTGCGTCCCTTTGCGTCTAGCGTCCAGGCGATCAAGCTGGACGGTCACCCACTAGCCGATAACGTAGCGCATACGGGGCTCGAACCCGTGACCTCCCGGCTGAGAACCGGGTGTTCCGCCAATTGAACTAATGCGCCATGGCACCCTTAGAGAGATTCGAACTCCCGACAACCCGGATCCGTAATCCGGTGCTCTATCCACTGAGCTATAAGGGCTTGGGTTGACCGACGGGACTCGAACCCGCATAAACCACACTCACAATGTGGGGCCTTGTCCATTAGGCTACAGTCAACGTCCCACCCCCGGGAATCGAACCCGGAACCTTCGGTTTCGGAAACCGATGCTCTGTCCTGTTGAGCTAAAGCGGGTTACCGCTCATTGCGGTAATGTTCCTCGAACACAGGCTGCGATACCCGGGCAAGCTTCAAATACAACTCCCTGTGACCCGGATTCGCATTATCCCAATTCAAATCCACGTGATATCCGTGGATAATGCTAAACATTGCTCTCGCGGCTTCGATGATCAAAGGAGAATCTTCGGTCACGTCCCCCTCCGGGGAGTCGAACCCCGACCCTACCGTTTAGGAAACGGTCGCTCCTCCGTTGCGCTTGAGGGGGATTAGGTGCCCCGTCCGGTGCGGCAAACACCGAAACGGGGCGATGTTCACGAATCCCTAGCCAGGGCTCTTTGATGTGAACGCGGAAGCTAAGGGATTCGAACCCTTGGGACACGAGGCCCACGTCATTAGCAGTGACGCCCAATCGGCCAGCTCTGGCAAGCTTCCTCATCGCGTGTGGAGCCCGGGCGACCGGTTACTTTCCCGCCAGGCGCAGCGATAGCCACCGCCGCACCATTCCGCAAGTGTTGTATCCCCCTCTTTTGGGGACCCGGAACTCATTCACACGAAGCAAGATCGGGGCAGGCCCGTACGCGACCCGTTTCAGCTATCCCGTGGCCGTCTAGAACAGCCTTGGGAATCAACGCCTATCCGTGCTTATCATCCAGCCACATCGAAACGGTCCCTTGGGTATCGCGGGACACTGGGCCTTGACGATTTATGACGGTCCCCAACGCAGAGGGTAAAGGAATCGAACCCTTAGGTGTCACCCTAGCCCGGACTTCGAAACCGGTTTGCCGCCACGGCGCTACCCTCCGAGACGCGCCCCCTCTAGGTCGCCACCGAAGAGAGGGGACGCTCACCCGCCGACACGGCAACGGGTGTAGAGCGGATGACGGGAATCGAACCCGCGTCTTTAGTTTGGAAGACTATGACTCTGCCATTGAGCTACATCCGCATTGCGTTACTCTGGATATTCAACAGCTCCCGGAATGAGACTGCCCAACAGGCGAAACTGATCTGGGTAGGCCCGCGCCGCCGCCTGCGACATGATCATTCGTTGGAGCACGTGAATGTGATGACAGGACTCGGTCAGGTCATCCATTCGCGTCGGACCGTCCGCCACGATCCGGCACATGTTCATGTGCACCTGACCAAGCATCACGGCCGTTTCTTTTTCGAGTTGCGTCAACAGTTCCGAGTCCACGCCACCCCGAATGCTAGTAGCAATATTGTCTTGCGGCGAAACAACGCTGACCTAACTGGACTCGAACCAGCATCCCCCAACTTAACAGGATGGTGCTCTGCCAATTGAGCTATAGGTCATTAGGCCCGTCCCCCAGGTCTTTCACCCGGAATGCCACAGTCGCGAACCATGAGCATTGCTTTAATATGCTGGGACGGATGGAAGCCCGATAGGTGGATCTCCGCCACAGCCTCACCAGTGGTGAGCGGTATCGTGTTTCATCACCATTGTGGGTACCGCACTTGGGGTTGAACTCCGGCACTCGGGCCAACATGCCGGATGGTATAAACCCGGAACGCGAGGAACCGGGCGGGAAAACGTGGCAGCGGTGGGATTTGAACCCACGATCTCCGACTTATGAGGACGGCGAGGACGACCGAACTCCTCTACGCTGCTCTAGATGGCACACGGGCAGTGGTGCTTGCGCCCCTAAA